CTGACACAGGAGCAACATCAGGACAGGCATTAGATAATTTATTAGCAACATATCCAACTGCAACCAATATTACTGCAGCAAGTTCTTCAGGATATCCATCAGTAACTTGTACAACACCTACACCAACTGCACCAGTTGCACCAGTTGCACCAGTTGCACCAACATGTGTACCAACCTGGACAACAACAACAACTTACGGTGAGTGGGGTCCTTGGGGTGCTTGTGTAAGAGTTGGTGGCCCAGATGAATATGCACAAACAAGAACTAGATCGTATACTATAACAGAAACTGCAAGTGGATGTTCTCCAAACCCAGCCCCAATTGTTACAACAGGAACAGATTCGGACACACAAGACTGTACGCCTCCAGCAACAGGACCATTCTTCCCACCGTTCTTCCCACCGTTCTTCCCACCGTTCTTCCCACCAGTATTCTGTCCGTTCTTCCCACCAGTATTCTGTCCGTTCTTCCCACCAGTATTCTGTCCATTCTTCCCACCAGTATTTACCCCAACTCCAACTGAACCAACACCAGTTGCACCAATTGATGGATGTGTACAGGGTGATGTTCTTGTAAGAACAACTAGTGGATATGTTAAAGCAAGAGATTTGTTTATAGGACAAAGTCTAGTATCCTACAGTTTCAATGAATTACCAGATAACTCATCTGTTGATTTTGCTGAGACATGGGTATCTGATACTCTAACTGGATCATCAGTTGTTGAAACAACTATTAGTGCAATTAAAGCAAGAGATGTTGCAACTACTGTAATGTTTAATGGTAGTAAGCAAAGAAGATTCTCTCTAGAGCACTTAATGCTAGTTAAGAGAGATGGAGTATACGCATTTATTCAGGCTGGTGTAATTAAACTTGGCGACTATTTAGTTTATGACATAAATAATCAAGCAACAGATGTACTTGTTGAAGTATTGGGTTATGTTGATGAAACAACAGATGTTTATGACATCACTGTAAATCCTTATTCACTCTTTATTGCAGGAGATCTAATCTCTCATAATAAGAAGGGTGTCTTCCAAGGCCTAACACAAAGAGATTCAGAATAAAATGAACGAAGTAAATCCTTTACACATGCTTAATTTAAAAAATTATGTAAAGGAATCAGATCTCTCTAATCAAAGATTTAATATATGCAAACAATGTCCAGAACTAATAAAATTAACAAAACAATGTAAAAAATGTGGATGTTTTATGAAAGCAAAAGTAATGTTAGAAGCAGCATCGTGTCCGTTAGGAAAATGGTAATGATAAAAGAAGAAATTGCTCCAGGAATTGTTGTATATGATAATGTAATTCCAGATAATGTTTTTTTATATAAAGAAATTCAAAAATTGATGATGGATTCTAAATGGATTACACCTAAATGGTCTTATGCAGAAGTTGAAGATTTAGAAAAAATAACTTCTTTAAAATTAAACAGGTTGTTCTTTGATCATTTTGATCCAATAGAGAAAGACTATAAAGAGTATTATAAGATATTTCCTGAATGGCATGACGTATACGGAATAATGAAATATAGTCCAGGACAAGGTTTTATTAATCATGTAGATGACGGAACCGAATATCATAGAAGAGTTTCAGTTGTATATTATTTAAATGATGATTATATTGGTGGAGAAATAAACTTTCCAAGATTTAATATTAAACTTAAACCAAAAACTAATCAAATAATTATATTTCCATCTATATATGTTTATAATCACTCAGTATCCCCAATTATTGAAGGCGATAAATATGCAGTAGTTAGTTTTCTACGATGAAAGCGCCATATTTATTAAAAACCGTTCTTCCAGAAAAAGAACATAAGGAATTACAAGATCTAGCAATGCATCTTTGGTCAACAGATAAAAGTACATTTGACGAAGGTTTTGGTAGACATCAATGGGCAATTTGGGACGGAACACATAGAGAAAATATAATACCACTTAGAAAATTTCATCAGATGCTTCTACCACTGGCAAAAGAAGAATTTGAATCAGAAACATTACTTCCTTCCTGGTGTTTATTAAGTATCTATGAAGGAGAAAAGGCTAGACTTTGGAAACATGTTGATGATAATGCTTGTACATACCATATGAATTATACAATTTTTCATAAAACACCTTGGGATTTTTATGTTGAAGGAATAAAGTTTCAACCAGAAGAAAATGATATGGTTATTTCATACGGGAATGATCAACAACACTGGAGAGAGGAATTCCCTGACCCAAAGAATAACCTAGTTGCAAATGCTTTTTTCTTTTATGTAGAGCCAGATCATTGGTTTTTTACAAAAGGCCCACAACATTTATATACTGGAATAAGAAATAAGGGATGAAAAAAATATTAGTTAGTGTTGTCAATTATTGTGACCCAGAGTTTTATTCTACAATGTTTTCTTTGTGGCATCAGGCAAAAAATAAAGAGGATCTGTATTTTTCTATAGTTTCAGAAGATAATACTAAATATGATTTATCTTTTATACCAAAAGAACAGTTATTATATAGGCACTTTGATCTTTCAGAGTATAGGGGTGGTGTCTGTTGGGCTAGAAACTTGGCAACTCAAGTTAATGTAGATTATAACTATTTTATACAGTTTGATTCACACACCTATGCAGCACCAGAATGGGATAGGTTTGCTGTTGAAAGATATGAAAAATTAAATATTAATAATGAAAAATTTATTATTGCATATGCCCCAGCAGAGTATAAAATAATGTCAGACGGGTCAATTAATTTTGTTACAGACTGTAAAGTATCACTGTATGGATTTTTATTTAATAATTTAGTTCCAGGATTTCAGTTTCCAGGATACAGGGTTTTAGAAATAGAGGAAATAGTTCGTTCGTATTGGGCTACATGTTGTTACCTTTTTGCACCCAAGCAATGGATTGATGAAGTTGGTATTAGCGGTAAAGAATCATTCAATACTGAAGAGTTTGCTTTATCTTTAAGAACTTATGCAAAAGATTGGAAAATTTACTCTATTGGCACAAGGGATGTTTTTCACAATCAGTCGCATGGACAGGCAAATGGATCTGTAACAAGAGAAACGCTTAGGCCTTGGGCAGACGGCAGAAAAGAACACTACTGGAGCCATGTTGAAGAATCAACTAATAGACTGTCTATGCTAATGTCTGGTCAATTAGAAATTCCAAAAGAAAAAGTTTACAATTTTCTTAAAGAGTCTGGTATAGACACAAAATACACAGACTTTATTCCAAACTACAGTTCACATGTTGTAGTTGAGCCTAGGGCACTTGGCATGCCACCAAGAAGGAATTAGCGAGGAAACTTAGCCATCCATTCCTTAGTCTTTGGAGTGATGCCTTTCCAAGAAGACCAGTCGTCCCCACCCTTTGTCATGTAGTATGCAATTTCAGCATTCTTGACGGGATTAAATAATTCAGCGTTAGAGTCAAGATCAAACTTGTCCCTACGATCAGGACCAAGTGTATCAATCATATTAATTTGGAACATACCATAAGACGAATCCCCAGTCTTGTGATTGCCATTAAAGGCCAATGGTCGTCCATTAGATTCTTTCTTTGCTACTGCCCAAGCCACAACAAGGTCTTTACCCTTGAAGCCAACTAGGGAAAGCAGTTCCTTTAGTTCTAAATCTGTTAGAGAAACCTTATTTTCAAAACTCTCTAACTTTTTTGCTTTAGAAACCAAAAAAACCTCTTTCGAGGTGGTTTCCGATGTCTGAGCCTGTTTCAGGCTAAGGTTATTCTTAGTATCAAAATCTGAAATAGCATTAGCAGAATTAGACATAACTGTTACTAGTGCTACGATACTGAGTGTGCTAATGATCTCTTTGTTTCTTTCGATAAATTTAATCATAGTTTCCTCCTTAGAAAACAACAACACCTTGGTAGGTGTTACTTACTAGTATAACATAAAAATTTGTCAAAAGTCAACTTTAGAGGGTGGTATAATAGAAATTATGGCGCAATCATCATCTAATTATCCTACTATGAAATATCCTATTGCTTCTGATCCCGTGAACGTACACGGAGACTTTAAAGTATTAGTTGATGCTTTAAATGATATTTTGCCTCCACTAGGCTATGGCGCAGCATATCTTGATGCTAGAAATACTACAGGAGCAGCAATTGATACTGGTACACCAGTTTTTATTAGCGGAAGTCTTAGTGGAAAATCATTAATAGAAAAATATAATCCATCAAGTGTATCTCACAATCCAGATATTCCAATATTAGGGTTAGTAAAAAGCAGTATTGCAAATAATACAAATGGGCTTGTAATTGTTTCTGGTGTTTTAGAAATGAATACAACAGGTCTTGGTCTTCCTGGCACAAGGGTTTATGTTGATGAAAGTGGAACACTTGTTTCAACCCGTCCAAGTACAGGACCAGCAAGATATGTAGCCGTTGTTGCCATTCAGTCAGTTAGCGGTATGTTAATAGTTCAAACAAAAGGAAACGGCACTTGGGGCGCTCTCAAAGACGGCCTGTCGTGATATAATAAACTATGGCAACTTTAAGAGGATCTCAAACATCATACGATATTGGCAATGCACCGCCAACAGTTATTTGGACTGTAGTTCGTGGAGATACTTCTGGGTTTAAGGTTTATGTAACAGATGATGCTAAAGTTCCTTTGATCCTAAAAGGCGCGGGATCTGAATGGGATATTGCTATGAAGATTAAAAGACCTACTTCAACCCCTGGAATTATTACAGATGCTGCGACACTAGTTTTAAATTTATATCCAGTTGCAGATGAAGATGACCTAGTTGGAGAGTTTACAGTTTGGCTAACAGCAGCAGAGTCAGTACAACTTCAAACAGGAGACATCTTTGACATTCAAGTGTCAGACCCTACAAGAGTTTGGACGGTTGCTCAGGGTAGCCTAAAAATTCTTGAAGATGTAACAGATTAATGGCCACAGCATTAATACTTGATAAACTTAACGGCAAAACAAAACAAATTTTTCCTATTGACTATCCATTAATTCAGGTAGAAGACTTTACAAGAAACACTTTGATTACAGATATACTTCCTTTTAGAGTTAAGTTTTCAGCCATTCAGATTGTGGCTATTGGTTTAGGTAATACTCCAGCAATCCCACTACAGGTTATTGGCTACAGCAACTATATTCTCTAATTAGATAATTAAAAGGGTGATATAATTACCACATGGCTAAAATATCAATTTCAGATGTAAAAGGTTTATTCCAAACAGGTGATAGACCAACTCAAGAAAATTACGTAGACTTAATTGATACCGCTTCAGCCCAAGCAACAGATTTGGGATCAAAGGGTAACAACGAAAATGAAGTCAACGGCATTGAAAATGTAACTGTCATTGATAACTTTGATGCTACAGTTTGGCGCATGGTCAAGTATATTATTTCAATATCAAAGACCTCTGCAGGGGACAACAAGTTCTATGCAACTGAATTAACAATTCTTGTTGACGGTACAAATGTATCAGTCAGCGAGTACGGCACTATCGACAATGATGGGAATATTGGCACCATTGATGTCTCTCGCACTGGAAATACCGTGGCTATTACAGTCACTCCAGATCCTGCGATCAAGCCAGTCACAGTTCGTTACGCACGAATTGGACTTAAGGCGTAATAAAAGGAGATATAAAAAATGGCAACAGTAAATAAAGATTTTAAAATTAAGAGTGGTTTAATCGTTGAAGGTACAACAGCGACAGTTAACGGTTTTGACGTTCTTACAAAGAAAACAGCAGATCAAAATTATATTATTGATCTTATTGGTGGTACAGCAACATCTGCTAACACAGCAAACACAGTTGTAAAGCGTGATGCTAATGGAGATTTTGCTGCTGGTGATATTACAGCAGACTTGATTGGTAACGTAACTGGAACAGTTTCTTCACTTTCAAACCATGACACTGCAGACCTTGCAGAAAATGCAACAAATAAGTATTTTACAAACCAGAGAGCGATTGATGCTAACACTGGTCTTTGGGATACAGTTGGAGCAGCAGCAACAGCACAATCAAACGCTGAAGATTACACAGATGCTCGTGAAGTATTAATTACAACTGCTTATGAAGCATACGCTGACCAAGCAGAAGTAGATGCTAAGGCTTACACAGATACTCGTGAAGGATTAATTACAACTGCTTATGAAGCATACGCTGACCAAGCAGAAGTAGATGCTAAGGCTTACACAGATACTCGTGAAGGATTAATTACAACTGCTTATGAATCATACGCAGACACAGCAGAGGCTGATGCAAAGTCTTATGCTGATGGAATTGTTGGTACAGTAGCAGGAGATCTTTCAACACACGAATTAGACACTTCAGCACACGGAGTAACTGGTAATGTTGTTGGTACAACAGATACACAGACACTTTCTAATAAGACACTTGGTAGCGATCTTGCTGCTGGTGGTTACAAGGTATCTGGTCTTCTAAATCCTTCAGCAAACCAAGATGCAGCAACAAAGTCATACGTTGATACAGCAGTTGCAGACTTAATTAACGGAGCACCAGAACTGCTAGACACTCTTAATGAGTTGGCCCAAGCAATTGGTGATGACGAAGACTTTATTACAACAGTTACAACATCAATTGGAGAAAAGGTAGCAAAGGCTGGCGACAGCATGAGCGGAAACCTTGACTTTGGTGGAACAAATAAGGTTACAAGCCTTGGAGCACCAACATCTTCAACTGATGCAGCAAATAAGGGTTATGTAGATGGAGAAATTACAACTGCTCTTACAACAGCACAGGGTTATGCTAATACAGCAGAATCTGATGCAAATTCTTACACAGATGGCCGTGAGACAGCAATAACAACTGCTTATGAGTCATATGCTGATGATGCAGAGCAAGATGCTAAGGACTATGCAGATGACTTGATCAATGATGCATCAAACCTTTCAACAGAGGTTTGGTCAGCATATAAGACAGCAACAGAAATTAGTATTGCACAGCAAGCAGCAACTGATGTAGCAAACAGCCTTATAACAGACGATGTAGCAGAAGGTTCAGCAAACCTCTACTTCACAAACCAGCGAGCAATTGACGCTGTTGGTGGAACAATTGAAGATCAGATTGATCTTATTGACACAGATGATATTGAAGAGGGCTCAACAAACCTTTACTTTACAGATGCTCGTGCCAAGACTTCAGCAGCAGCCCTTTTGACTGGTGCAACACTAACAAATATTACAATCTCAGGCACAGGTTCAGGACTTACTATTACCGCAGAAAACGGTGTAGCAGATTCTGATACTAATGATCTTGCAGAAGGAACAGACAATACTGGTGCTGGTGGAGCAAATAACCTTTACTTCACAGCACAAAGAGCAGTAGACGCTCTTGAAGCAGTTGTTCCAAACTTCACAGCAGTTGAGTTAAACTCAGTTGCTAAGCAGGTTGCAGCAACACTTTCAGCACCTACAGCAGGAATTCAAGTAGCACACGCCTTCGCAAAGGCTGACTACCGTTCAGCAGAATACCTTGTAAAGGTTGCCTACGGAACACATACTGAAATATCAAAGGTCCTTTTGACACTTGACTCTTCAGATAACATTGCAATCACTGAATACGGAATTGTTGGAACAAATGGCTCAGCGTCATCAATTTCAGCAGGTATTTCAGGAGCAAACGTACAACTACAGGTAACAACCGCTAACAATGACTCAACAGTTACTGTTATGGGAACACTTCTAGTTTAATAAAAAATAAAAATAGTTGGAAGAAGGAGTAGTAAATGGCAATAGTCGATAAAGACTTCAAGGTCAAGAATGGATTAGTCGTAGCAAACGGCGGTACATTCGGAGGCGCAGTAACAGTAGGAACTCCTACTATCAATGCCCACGCAGCAACCAAGGAGTATGTCGATAGTCGTTCAATGGCCGTAGGCTCTACTGCTCCCTCTTCACCAACTAATGGAACAATGTGGTTAGACACTGCAACAAACAGAGTTAATTTCTATTATGATGGAGCATGGTATACCCAGGCCACTATTGATGATACAAATAATTTACCACAACATATTCACGATACCGCAATTGATGGAACTGGTTTCATAGTATCCCAGTTCTATGAAGGTGGATCATTCAATAGCCCATTGGGTGTAGGTTTGGATGCAGGCAGCCCCTCTTCAACAGAGTGGACAGTTGTATTCGATGGCGGTAGTGTAGTAGATAACTTCAATTAAAAATTGGGTGTTATAATAAGATAAGTTAATGGGCAGCCCCCATAAAGGAGAAATAAAATATGGCAACAAGAATGCAACAGCGCAGAGGAACAGCAGCGCAATGGACGGCTGCAAACCCAACTTTGGCAGCAGGAGAAATTGGTTTTGAAACCGACACAGTTAAATTTAAAGTAGGTAACGGTTCTTCTGCATGGGCATCCCTCAAGTACTTTACAGATGCAGAGTCAATCTTGGGTGGTCTTTCTGGAATTGATTTACCAGCAACTCTTGATACACTTAATGAATTAGCAGCAGCCATGGGAGACAACCCAGCATTCTTAACAACAATAGCAACAAACTTGACAAACCATGCTACAGACACAACTGATATCCATGGTATTACAAATACCGCAGATTTAGTAACAACAACAATTCTTTCAAACCATAATACAGATACATCAAATGTTCATGGTATTACAGACACGCTAGTTCTTGCAACACTATCAGGAACACAAACATTAACTAACAAAACTTTTGTAACTCCTTTAGGAATAACAGCGTCAGATGTTGGCTTAGGATCAGTTAACAATACAACAGATGCTAATAAGCCAGTTTCAACAGCAACTCAAACAGCCCTTGATTTTAAGGCAAACCTTGATTCACCAACATTTATTGGTACAGTAAATCTTCCATCAGGAACAGTTATAAGTGGAATGATTGCTGAAGGAACTATTGTGACAGCAGACATTGCCGATACAGCAGTTACAGCAGGAAAAATTGGAGCAGAAGCAGTAACTACTGCAAAAATTGCAGATCAAGCAGTTACAAATGCTAAAATTGCAACTGGTGCAGTTACAAAAGATATGGTTGGACTTGCAGATGCAGATAATACTTCTGATGCAAATAAGCCAATATCTAGTGATACTCAAACAGCACTTGATCTAAAGTCACCACTTGCTTCACCTACATTTACAGGTACAGTTTCTGGTATTACAAAGGCAATGGTTGATCTTGGAAACGTAGACAACACATCTGATGTTAACAAGCCAGTTTCAACTGCTGCACAAGCAGCACTTGATCTAAAAGCACCTCTTGCTGACCCAACCTTTACAGGAACAGTTGCAGGTGTAACAAAGTCTATGGTAGGTCTTGGCAGCGTAGATAATACTGCTGACTCAGCAAAGCCAGTTTCAACTGCTACACAAGCAGCACTAGATGCTAAGTTAAACCTTGCTGGCGGAACAATGACAGGAGCACTTACACTATCAGGTGCACCAACATCAGACCTACATGCAGCAAATAAACTATATGTTGACAATGTGGCTGCTGGAATTAACTTCCACGAAGCAGTACACGCTGCAACAACTGTAAACTTAGCAACTATTTATAGCAACGGAACATCTGGGGTAGGGGCAACTCTTACAGCCGACACAAACCGCGCTATGACTACAATTGATAGTGAGAGCGTTGTCCTTAACGAAAGAGTTCTTGTAAAGAACCAGACAGACGCTAAGCAAAACGGTATCTATGTATTGACAACATTGGGCTCAGTCTCTGATCCTTGGGTGCTTACCCGCTCAACAGACGCAGATAACAACCCAACTGGAGAAATGAAGTCAGGTGACTTTACATTTGTTCAAAGAGGAACAACAAACGGATCTGTTGGATATATTAACAACTCAACAGCAAATCCAATTGTAATTGGAACAGATAACATTTCCTACACAGAGTTTAATGCTGCTAAGGCAGTTGTTGTAGGCTCTGGTTTGACAGAAGCAACCCCAGGAACAATCTCTGTTGCAACTGGTGGAGTTACTTCAGCAATGATCGCTGACGGAACAATCGTAGACGCAGATGTTAACACATCAGCAGAAATTGCACAGTCTAAGATTTCAGGTTTAACATCTGACCTTGCTGCTAAGGCACCAATTGCTTCACCAACATTCACAGGAACTGTGTCTGGTGTAACAAAGTCAATGGTAGGCCTAGGATCTGTTGATAATACAGCAGATGCAGATAAGCCAGTTTCAACTGCTACACACACAGTACTTGGTTATAAGGCACCATTGCATGCACCAACATTTACTGGATCAGTAACAATTCCTGCAGGCGCAAGCATTTCAGGGTATGCACCACTAGCCTCACCAACATTTACTGGAGAAGTAACAATTCCTACAGGCGCAAGCATTTCAGGGTATGCACCACTTAGTTCCCCAGCATTTAGTGGAACAGTTTCAGGTATTTCAGCAACAATGGTTGGTCTTGGAAACGTAGAAAATACTTCCGACGCTAACAAGCCAGTTTCAACTGCTACACAAACTGCTTTAGACCTAAAACTTGCTTCATCAACAGCAGCAAATACATATGCACCACTTGCTTCCCCAATATTTACTGGCGTAGGAATAACTGTTCCAGCAGGCGGAGTACAATTCACAGATGGAACACAAACAAAAGAAGGCGTTCCATCACGTACAACAATTATACAAAAAACAGCAGGCTACACACTTGCAGCACTTAATGAAAGAGATTCATTAATTGAAGTTTCTTCTGCTACTGGAGTAACAGTTACAATTCCAACAAATGCAACAACAGCCTTTCCAATAGGATCATCAATTGATATCCTTCAAACTGGTGCGGGACAAGTAACAATTGCTGGAGCAGTAGGAGTAACAGTTAATGCAACTCCAGGATTAAAACTTCGTACACAGTGGTCATCAGCAACATTAATGAAGAGAGCAACAGACTCTTGGGTTGTTGTTGGAGATCTCACAGCATAAAAAATACAAAGAAAATTGGAGAAATAAAAAATGGCAAAAAAAGAACTAGGATCTAAATCTTTACAACAGAATGACTCATTAGAGCCAAAACCACCCATATCTGTTGTAGGCACAAACGTAGGAACTTCACGTGCGTTTAACAATGGTGCCATAAGTGTTAGTTTTTCATTACCAGGAGATTCTCCAGCAGCAACATCATTTACAGTAACATCTTCTCCAGGAGGGTTTACAGGAAGTTCTTCTGCCTCTCCAATTACCGTTGATGGTCTTGCATCAAATACTTCTTACACATTTACAGTAACAGGAACTAATGCTGCGGGAACATCAGCAGCATCTTCTGCATCAGCAGGAGTATTGGCAACAACAGTTCCTGCTGCTCCAAATGCTCCAACAGCAACTACAGCCGTTAACTTAGATACAGTATCTTGGACAGCACCTGCAACTGGCGGATCTGCAATTACTGGATATCGTGTAAAGTCTTCTGATGGTCCAGTTTATGTTGTAGGAAATGTTTTGTCAACAACTGTAGCAGAAACTGGAGATACATCACAGAGTTATCAGGTTCTTGCTATAAATGCTAATGGAGATGGACTATACGGTAATAGTTCTAACAACGTTACAACAACACCTCCTTTCTTCCCTCCATTTTTCCCACCGTTCTTCCCATTCTTCCCACCATTCTTCCCACCGTTCTTCCCATTCTTCCCACCGTTCTTCCCACCGTTCTTCCCACCACGTTTTTGTCCGTTCTTCCCATTCTTCCCACCGTTCTTCCCACCAGTATTCTGTCCGTTCTTCCCACCACGTTTCTGTCCGTTCTTCCCACCACGTTTTTGTCCGTTCTTCCCACCAGTATTCTGTCCGTTCTTCCCACCAGTATTCTGCGTACAAGGTGATGTTCTTGTAAGAACAACTAGTGGATATGTTAAAGCAAGAGACCTGGCTATTGGACAAAGTCTAGTATCCTACAGTTTCAATGAATTACCAGATAACTCATCTGTTGATTTTGCTGAGACATGGGTATCTGATACTCTAACTGGATCATCAGTTGTTGAAACAGTTATCGGAGCAATCAAGGCTAGAGATGTTGCAACTACAGTAGCATTCAATAGCACCAACGAAAAACGATTCTCTATGGAGCACTTGATGCTTGTTAAGAGAGATGGAGTCTATGCATTCGTACAGGCTGGCGTCGTTAAAGTTGGAGACTACCTAGTATCCGATATCAATAATCAAGCAGTTGATACCCTTGTTGAAGTTGTTGAATATATTGATGAAACAACAGATGTTTATGACATCACTGTAAATCCTTATTCACTCTTTATTGCAGGAGATCTAATCTCTCATAATAAGAAGGGTGCCTTCCAAGGCTTAACTATCAGAGATTCTCAGTAGTATGAGTTCAATAAATCATATACATATCCCAAGATGTTCGGGTATATATATAAAGACTCATATTGTTAATGATCTAAAGATTAGGAAGATTCCATACTTTGCTACAAACCACGGAGAGGTTTTTCCAAAAACCTTTGTTGATAAACGGTTTATTTCAGGGCACTTTGGTCTGACTGCATTAAAGTATAGAGACGACTTAATAAATATAGGCTTGGTTAGAAATCCATTAGATAGATTTATAAGCAACTTTATTTATTTACATCCATCTTTTAAAGGTGCTCACTTAGAGGCTCAACTTGAAAAATGGGTGGAAAATTCAAAACACCATAACCTTCAGGCTAGAAGTTTAAATAAAAGTTTAAACGAAGATTTTTATAATTCTTTAGACCACGGAATTCAAAGAGCCAATGAAAGTTGGTGCCTTGAAGAAGGTAGCGTAGATATAAAAGAAGTAAAAGACCTTATAGACTCAATGGCTCTAATAGATACATTAGACAATCATTCATCTTTTATATCAAGGTTAAATGATCTATGTTATCAGGCATATGGGTTTTATAGTTTTTCAAATAAAAATGCTATTAATGAAAATTTTCAAACTATTAAAATATCAGATTCAATGAAAAATAAAATTGAAGAATTAAACAATTTAGATATGGAAATTTACGATTATGTTAAAACTACCAGATAAGAATACTTCTTGGAACTATCAATATGGATCTTTACCAGTTGATCTATCTTCAATAATTCAAGAAGTTAACTCTTTTGAAAATGAGTGGCTACTGGATACTTCTCGTCAAGACAAGTTGGCAACGCACAAAGATACAAAAATGTTTCAACTAAGGTTTATGTCTTATCATTGGGAAATTGGACAAGGCAATACATCTTATGATATAAATTATTTTAAAAATAAACAATCTAATGAAAGCCTTAATGCTATTTATGAATATTTAGAAAACTTGTACGATGGCAAAGTTATTAGGAGTGAGATAATTCAAATGAATAAGCGCTCTGGAATAAAATCTCACGTTGATGGCGGGGTAATGCTACAACTCGGTAGAAGAATACATATTCCACTAATAACAAATCCAAAAGTCATATTTGAAGTATTTGAAGAAAAAAAGTATCTTGAGGTTGGAAATTGGTATGAGATTAATAATATTATTCCACACTCAGTAATAAACGATAGTGACCATGACAGAATCCATGCTATAATTGATATCATGCCAAACAAATATTTAGGAGCAAAAAATGCATAAAGGTGTAGACAAAAGTACAATAAAGAATTTAGATGTATTAAAAAAAATTAGAAGAGAAGACGCTTCATTATTCAAATTTTTTGATGAAAAATATAATGTAGACACTTGGCATCCAACTCCTTTAGCCTCAGATGGTTCTGGTGAATATGTGCCAGGCAGTATTGATAATAATGATAGGTTTCCAGGATCAATGGGTTTACAGAACTCACCTTTAAAAATTTTAGACATGGTGAATAATTTTATGAAAGATATTGAAGGAATTGAGGAGTATACCTTTTTAGATATAGGTAGCGGTAAGGGAAAAACAATTTTACATCAGTTAATCTCAAATGCACCGTATAAGAAGTATGTAGGTGTAGAGATAGACGATCAATTCAACAATATTGCTTTAAATAATTTAAAAACAATTAATATAGAAATAGATAAAGAAGTTGATTTTATAAATAGTGATATAAATGATTATCATTTTTCAGAAGAAAAGTGTGTTTATTATTTTTATTACCCATTGCTGCCTGAAATTTTTAATAAATTAATATTAGATAAATGGGAAATTTTATCAAAATCTAAATCCTTTTTTGTTTTTCATTTTGAAAATGATTATATTTTTAAAGAATTGCTTAAAAAAGATCCAATTTATGATTTTGCAGAAATTTACATATATCAAATTTAAAATTAATATTTTGTATAAATATGTAGATATGCTATAATATTAGAATGACAAATAACTTTGGGTGGCTTGATTTACCAAGATTAGAAAAAGCAGACAGTAGGCTAAAGTCTAGATCAATGTCAAATAACATAGAGGTTTTAAATATTGGCTACGGTATTAATGTATATAAAAATGCCATAAATAGAAGCCAGTGTGATAGTATAATTAAAAGACTAGAAAACTCAGCAAACGATCCAGACTGTAACCTTTCTTGGTCTACAGCAATGGTTAATGATGTAGAAAATTTAGATTATGTTAGGAACTGCATTGATATAAAATATAAAAGAGATATGCTTGGAAAGTCTGGGATATCTTTTAATCAAGACATGTTTGACATACACAAAGAGGTAGAAGACGCATTAGATGTCTGCCTAAATGATTATGAGTCTTTATGGCATCTTCAGATGAAATACAAAGAAGCCTTTAATTTTGTTAAGTATCTACCTGGGAAATATTTTAAACTTCATGGTGACCATGGCCCATTCTATGCATGTACAATATCTGCAATACTATATCTTAATGATGACTATGTTGGTGGAGAATTAGAGTTTCCAAGACAAGAATTAAAGATTAAGCCCCAGGCTGGAGACATTGTTCTTTTCCCATCAAATTTTGTTTATGAGCATGCCTCTTGTGAATTATTGCAGGGTATAAAGTATTCTGTTGTAATTATGACAGACTATAACGATTTACATCATAAGAATAACTAGTGCTATAATATATACATAGTAGAAAGCAGGAAAAAATGCAAAAACATGTTCAAACTGAGACAACCCCTATAGAGCAAACCTGGTCGTCTTTTGAAGATCTAGGGAGTGGAATTTTTGTCTATAGAGATGTTTTACCTAAAGAACTGGATATTATTAACAGATTAGAGTCTGTTCTTGAAGACCAAAGCAACCCATTTCACTGGATGGAAGCGTTTGTTGGCTATCAAGAAAGCATGCCAGAATATAGAGATTGTGTTGACTTTAAGTTTACAAAGAAAGATATGGCACAAAGACCAGGAGAAGCATCTTTAGCGCTTCAACAACTTTGGCAAGACTGCTACGATAGAAAAAGTCCAGCAGTTGAGCACTATCGTAAAATGTTTAATATTGCAGAACTAAGGTTTTGGGAAGCAATGAATTTTATTAGATACCATGAGGGTCAGCATTTCCAATATCATCATGATCATGGATTTTCTTATAACTGTACAGTGTCTTTGGTTGCATACCCAAATGACGACTACGTCGACGGTGGTTTACATTTTCAACACCAAGATTTATTAGTAAAACCACGTGCTGGAGATTTGTATATTTTCCCATCAACATATATGTATTCTCATAGAGCAATGCCAGTTACTAGCGGAACTAAATATTCAATTGTAACAATGCTAGACTACAGCGCAAAATTCCATGGACCAGAGATGTTTTTAGAAACAGGAAACTAACATGTCTATAGATGTTTATCAAACACCACATTCTGATGTAACTTTTGATACTTTAAAAGTTAGAAGAAACTGGATGGATGAAACTTTTGACAAACACGCCTATCATTGCTTCCCAGTATCGTTGGCAAACACAACAGGATGGACATTTTCTTTTCCAGAAGACATTTCTTTTATTTGGAAAGGAACAGATCCAAACTCTAGATCTGAAGACCTTGAAATTCTTTCTGGAGAAAAGTATGTTCATGCAAACAGGGCTAACGGAACTATAAGTTTTAATAGTGGTTTATATTTTAAAAGTACTGATGAGATTAGTCTACTGCTCCTTCCAGTTCCAAATCAATTTATTGATGGTGTTCAAGGATTCTCAAGTGTAATTAGTCCAGTTGTCCATCTTGCTCCACTTCCATATGCATGGAAAATAACAAGGGCAAATGAAGTAATAACAATACCAGCAGGAACACCAATTGTTTGTATTATGCCAATTAGTTTAAAAAAACTCCAAGCAACAGAAGTAAATCTGTACGACTATGTAAAAGATCAAGATTTTGAAAAGAATCTTTCTGAATATGGAAAAGCCTCTGGAGAAATAACTCAGTCTGGACAATGGACAAACTTTTATAGAGATGCTGTTGACCATTTAGGAAATAGCCTTGGAGAGCACGAAGTAAAATCCTTAAAACTTTCAATTAATAAATATCAAAGTGACAAGTAATGAATACAGAAAAAATATCTTTTATTGCAAATAAAATTTGGCTTTCAAAAGAAAGCAAGTCAGCACCAACTCCAATTATAAGAACAATTCCTGAATGGTTTAGAAAAGCAGATAGGTTTGCAAAATTACCAACAGACAATTCTTTTTATATAGGAGAGGATGGTGGAAAAGTTCCTACATGGAAGGCCTGTCCTGCAATTTTTGATATTATGGGTTCTGGATATTCTCTTAATCTTCCTTGCGATATTGAATTCTACATGACTGATTCTGGACTAAAACATAAAGTTTTAAATGTAAAATATAAAAACTTAATTGAAGAAAGATCAGAAATGCCACAGTTTGAACACCCCCGCGGGTATTACAAAAATCATTTTGCAATAACTCCAGATTGGCAAATAAAAACTCCTCCAGGATATAGCGTATTGTATACTCAGCCATTTAACAGATTTGAGTTACCATTTTTGCTAACTAGTGGAATTGTGGATAACGACAAAGTTCATATGCCTGGATCTTTTCCATTTTTTATTTGTGAGGGTTTTGAGGGAATTATTCCAGAAGGAACAGCGTATGCTCAACTTCTGCCATTTAAAAGAGAATCCTGGACTTCTGAAATAATAGAACAAGATAATGCAGTTGAACTAATGAAGCAATCAATAGAAAATTATCAAATTTATAGAAAACCAAATGGCGGAATATATAAAAATGAAATCTGGGAGCAGCGCAAATATGAATAGAAAGATGATATACTAACTGTATGAAAAAAATAGAGTACTCTAATCACCAAGATAAAGATAGATTTTCAATAACTCCCTCTGGATTTTTTGGTAAAAGTGCAGATATGATCCAAGCACGAAACAATTTTATGACCGACGAAGAACTATCTTTTTTATCAGAATCAGCAAAAAATATTACAATTTGGGATATTACTGAAACTCACTATAACGAAGAAGGAACTGTTATTTATGATTCTAAATATTGGGATGACAGAGTCTGCACTGGAGATAGATTAGATCAAAATAATAAAAATATAAACCCAGTAATTAAAAGCCTTCAAGACAGGCTTACAGAAGAAGTAAATGATTTTTTTAATATTGACGCCTGGCCCACAGCAACAGCAATTGTTAGATGGCTTCCAGGACAACTACAAAACCCACATGCAGATAAAGAGTTGCACGAAGGAGACAATGTAGGAAAGCCAAATGATTTTCCTTGGTATGATATTGCAGGTCTTTTTTATCTTAATGATGACTATGAAGGTGGAGAGTTATATTTCCCAAATCAAGGAATTGAGTTTAAGCCAAAAGCGGGTTCTGCATATTTCTTCCCTGGAGATTTAAATTATATTCACGGAGTAAGAGAAATTAAAAAAGGAATTAGATATGTTATTCCTTTTTTCTTTACAATTCGTTCACATGGAAAATCAAAATGAAAAATAAAAGTTTTGATTTTAATTTTTTAGATCAAGATAATTTTTTAAATGCTTATAATAATAAAGTAGCAACTCTTTTTCCAAAAATATCAATGCCTGAAGTTACCTGGGATGAAGTGCTTCAGTTTGTAAATGATTATGAGCACAAAAAAACTGGTAAAAAGATTTTGCCTAATCCATACGCATTATTTTATGATGAGGCACAGATTATAAGTTCAGTAAATTTATTTGTAAAAGAAGTTCATTCTAGATTTTATCCTTGTTTTAAAGATTTAAAGGTTGTAACATGTCAGTTATTTGGTTCACTTAAACTTGAAGATAGCGGACAAGTTATTGGCAAACATGAAGACAGGGAAAACAATATACATTGGCAATGTAAAGGTAAAACACGTTGGAGACTTTATGATTCTGTTGAAAATGATCAACCTTTTATGGATGTTATATTAGAAGAAGGAGATCTATTGTATATACCTGGTGGAACTTACCACTATGTTGAACCCATAACCCCTAGATTTGGTTTTGCAATTTTATTTGGAGACAAGGTGGTATAATAATTATATGTTTAAAGATAATCCAATGGGGGACAAAAAATGAATAATATTACAGTTAAACAATTAGATGAAAACATTTATGTTTACAAAGGGTTAATTCCAAACAATAAAAGGATTGTAGAATTATTTAAGCAGTCTGAATTAAACAAAGGAACTAGTTTTTTATTTGACGATTGGCAACCATGGAGTAGGTTTGGACACTATGTATATGTCATTGGTAATTTTCTAAATGAAGATGATCCTAATATTAATAACACACTATATTTAGAAGAGGTTGAGGCATTAGAAACAATACAGCATGCATTTGGTTATGCAACCGAAAATTTTATGTCTGCCCATAATCTTAAAATAGGAGAGGACTGGATTATTATGGGCCCATCAATTTCAAAATATACTCATGACAATGATCCAAATAGCGATAAAGATTCTTTAGAAATGATCCATCACTCAGACTATAAAGCCCTTGAAACAGATTGCCCAGGAGCACAATTTGCATTAACATGCACAATGTATTTGAATGATGACTATGGCGATGGAGGTATAACATTTTTAACTGGGAATAAAACGGTTATAGATTATAAACCAGAGGCTGGAGATGTTTTGGTTTTTCCTTCAGGCCATCCAGATTTATTATCTCAAGAGGGAAGATACCTTCACGGTGTTAAAAGAATTAGAAATATTGACAAATATCTTATTAGATGCTTTTATCAAATTCCATTTGCTGGAACAAAAGAGTGGCACGATAATCAAGAAAAATTTGGTGTTGAAGAATGGGCAAAGATGGAAAAAGAAAGAATTGATAGAGGTGACAGGTATCACGATTTCAAAAAGCCAAATATTAAAAAGGGTATAGATGAATCTAAGGTAGCAATGTGACAATTAAAAATATTAATTTTAATAAAATAGACCAAAACATTTTTGTATATAAGAACCCATTTAAAGATTTGCGTGGCCTTCTGGATTCTCTAGATTCCGCAACTTGGGAAAAGTGGTATGACTTTGGGGATATTTATAAAATTTTCAATAACAATTTTTATCGATCTAAATCTTTTCCTTCAGATCAAGAATGGTCTTTATACATAGAATCTTTTCTTGTATCAGATCAACACAAGGATATACTTGATGTTTTTTATAAAACAACAAAGCATTATGTTGATACAACGGGTCTATCCTTAGAGGACTTAGTATTTTTAAAGGCTGACATATGCAAATACTATAATTCAAAAGATTCTACAAAGGCTGAAAGTGACTCTCCACATATTGAAAACAACAATTCAAGATATTCTATGTCTTTTCATACAGACTATCCACAAGAAGATGCAGAGGGTCCAGGAGAAAAACAAGCCCTGACTTGCAATATGTATTTAAATAGTAACTATAATGGCGGAGAAATTGAATTTAAAGTATTTTCCAATAAAGATTCTTTTACAAGAATTACTTATAAGCCAGAAGAAGGAGATGTAATTATCTTTCCGTCAAGGCCACCGTACTGGCATGGAGTAAGAGAAACTACTGAAGGAGAAAAGTATTTTGTTAGATCTTTTTGGTATGTAGATGAACAAGCATCAGATGCTTGGATTGAGAATCAAAAAAAATATGGACCAGATACATGGATGCAAATGGAAAAAGACAGAATGAACATTGAAAGAAGCAGCGGGGTTTACATAAAAAATGACTATCATTAATCAACTTAATAAAGATAACTTTAAATATTTAAAAGATGAATTAAATAATAAGGGTGTTTTAGGTATAACTCACAACAGAATTGTTGAAATTCCTAATTTTATAGATGAAAAAACAAGCCAATGTCTAATTAATTATGTAGAGTCAAAAGGAGAAAACTGGGGAGACATAGCGTTTTATGGATCTCTAGGTATGGGATTAATGGCAAACGATCCAGGACTTGAAGAACATGGTCTAACGCTAACATTTTTTGATGACCTTAGAGAAAAGTTTAAAGAAGCAGTTGAACTGGTTTTTGAAAGAAAAGTTAGAGCCAATACATCTCATGCACAGAAGTGGGATGTTGGCGGTTTTGCTTCTCCTCATTCTGACAACTCAGATAATGACGGGGTCCCAAACGCTTTTGAAATAAATAAGTATGTGGGTATTCTATATCTTAATAACGACTATGAAGGTGGAGATCTTTTCTTTTGTAAAGAAAAAGAAGACTTTGAAATAAATTCAGAAGGAGAAAAGTGGGACATCTATTTATCCTTTAAACCAAATGCATACTCTTACTATGTATTTCCTGGAGGAATAGAAAATGTGCATGGTGTTAGTAAAATATTAGAAGGCACAAGATATACTATGGTTTCTTTTTGGGATTATTTTGAAATTGAATATAGTCAAGAAACTATTGATAAGTGGAAAGAAGAAGAAAAACAAGTAAGAATTGAGCAAGCCATTCAAAAAGAAGAGTGGAAAAAGTTAACGTCTTAACCATAGATTTTTAAATATCAACTTATACATAAGATAGAGAGTTTTGCTTTTCATAAAACTCTGCTATACTTAGGACTATTCCGTTTTTGAAAGGACGATACACATGTCAGATTTTTTTAGTTTTAGACTTCCAGAAGATTTTATAGGTAAATATGTTTCTGCTCCAAGCCCTTTTGGTTTTAAGGATGCAGCAGAAAACTCTTTAGGAGAGATTACATTTATCCGTACTTATTCTCGTATGAAGGAGGATGGAACTAAAGAGCGTTGGCACGAAGTTTGTCGTCGAGTAATCGAGGGTATGTATTCAGTTCAAAAGAATCATGCTAAAGAAAACCGTCTACCATGGAATGATTATAAGGCTCAGAAGTCTGCACAAGAAGCATTCCAAAGAATGTTTGAATTAAAGTGGACACCACCAGGACGAGGTATGTGGGCTTTTGGAACTCCAATGGTAATGGAAAAAAAGAACTCGGCAGCACTACAGAATTGTGCAATGGTTTCTACAAAGGACCTTGACAAGAATGATCCAGGAGCCCTGTTTGCTTGGGTTATGGATGCCCTTATGCTTGGTATTGGTGTAGGGTTTGATACAGTGGGACAGGATAAGCATTTTGCAATCTATGCCCCAACAGAACCAGAACAGGTGTTCGAAATCCCAGACACTCGTGAGGGATGGGTAGAGTCAGTTAGACTTTTAATTAACTCTTACCTAAGAGCAAACCAGAGCATTCAGAAGTTTAACTATGATTTGATCAGACCTCTAGGAGCCCCTATTAAGGGCTTTGGAGGCGTTGCTTCAGGACCTGCACCTCTTATCAAGTTGCACGACCATATAGACCGTGTAATCGGCTCCAGAGCAGGTGAAACACTAGACTCTCGTGCTATCGTAGACCTAGTAAACCTAATTGGTACCTGCGTAGTATCAGGTAATGTCCGTCGCTCAGCAACTCTTGCTTTAGGTAGTGCAGGGGATGAAACATTTATGAACCTAAAGAATTCAGAACTATTTCCAGAGCGTAACTCATTTGATCCAGAAAATCCAGGTTGGGCATGGATGTCTAATAATTCTATTTCAGCAGAAGTAGGAACAAAGTACGAAGACTATGTAGATTTAGTTACAGAAAATGGAGAGCCAGGTTTTATTTGGCTTGATGTTGCTCGTAATTATGGCAGACTAAAGGATGCGCCAGATGGAAAAGACTATCGTGTGATGGGCTTTAATCCCTGTGCGGAGCAGCCATTAGAGTCATACGAATTATGTACACTTGTAGAAGTGCACTTGAATCGTCATGAATCTAAGGAAGACTTCCTGCGTACCCTGAAGTTTGCATACCTTTATGGAAAGACTGTAACACTTGTTCCAACACATTGGCCACAAACAAACGGTATCATGCAACGCAACCGTCGTATTGGCACATCACTTACTGGTATTGCATCATTTGCAGATCAAAAGGGTTTGCCAACGGTTCGTGAGTGGATGGATGAAGGATACAACAAGATTCGTCATTATGATCATCAGTACTCTGAATGGTTATGTGTTCGTGAATCAATTCGTGTAACAACAGTTAAGCCATCAGGATCAGTTTCAATTCTTTCTGGTGCAACTCCTGGAGTTCACTGGGGTCCTGGAGGAGAGTTCTTCCTTCGTGCCGTTCGTTTTGGAAACACAGATCCAATGATGCATTTGTTTAAAGCAGCAGGGTATACAGTTGAAGACGATGTTGTATCAGCAAACACATCAGTAGTTTACTTCCCAATTAAATCAGGTCATCCAAGATCTGAAAAAGATGTAACACTATTTGAAAAGATTGCACTTGCTGCAACTGCTCAAAAGTATTGGTCTGACAATGGCGTTTCTGTAACACTTTCATTTGACAAGGAAACAGAGTCAAAGCATATTGTTCCAGCACTCAATATGTACGAAGGACAATTAAAGGCTGTCTCATTCCTTCCAATGGGAAATACAGTTTATCCACAGCAACCCTACACAGGTATTACTGAAGAGCAATACGAGTCATATATTGGCAAGTTAAAGCACATTGATTTTGCTGCAATTTATGATGGAGCAGAAAATCTTGAGGCTCAGGGAGAGATGTATTGCACAACAGATTATTGCGAAATTAAAATAAACAAGTAGTCTTCTGTGGTAAAATAGACCTATAATGTCTAATCCATCAAACCTATATGCCGAAAAAGTCTTTGCTGAGCATCCGACTGGTCTATGGGCTTTAGATGATACAGCAGATTACATTTCTTTACTTTCAGAGTCGCAAAGAAATTTGTCAAATTGGACAATTGTTGGCGGTACATATCAAGACTATTCTCAATCAATAGACGAACCATTTATAAATAGTTATGTGGGTAAAATTACCGCTACACCAACAGACAACGAGTTGGCTTCTATAATTGCAACAAGTAATGAAATAATGAGCCTAAGAGACTTTAATACTTATTTAAGAACATTTTCTGTAGGTGGATATTTTTATTCTGAAAGCGCATATATTGCTGGTCTTGAAATTGGTTATCAATACACAGACACAACAAGTGGAGATGACATAGTTCATTTAAAAAACTATGACACAGTAATAAATAGCAACTGGATTTTTATATCAGAAACTTTTGATACGCCACCAGATGATACAGATATAAGACTAGTTTTTAAGATTAACTTTATTGGTGGATCAGAAACAGATGATGTGTTTTTAGTAAACGGAATAAGTCTTGGTCAATGGTCAGAAGAGTTTGCATCTACATCCCTTGGAGTTGAGTCAATTGATATACCATCCACTATATCTATTGCACCACAAAAGGGCGTTGTGTCAAAATGTTACGGACTGCAAGAGTTAGACGCATATTATTTAGTTTCCGATAATATGCTTAAGGCAAAAAATTCAGGTATTCCAATTGTCTATGGAACATCTGGTCTTACAACTATATATCCAAATACAGATTTGCCCTCCCTTATAGTTCCTGGTTCTGGATTTTTAAATGAGTCTGGAAAATTTAAGCAGTATACTTTTGAAACCTGGCTTAGAATAAATTCATATAGTAATGACAGGAAAAGAATTATTGGTCCAATTGCATCAGAAGATGGAATATATGTTGATGGACCATCAATAGGATTAAAGATAGGAGATAACTATGGTGCATATTATGTTGGTGAGTGGACAAGGCCAATGCTGGTTCACATGCGTGTTGGCAAAGACACTGCATCTCTTGTAATAAATGGCCAAGAAGTTGTTTCTTTAAACTATTTAACTGAGTCACTTTCTTTACCTTCTATGTTAAATGAAAGTCTTAAAGATCAAGACTGGATAGGCTTTTACGCATATAATGATATATATCCAATAGAGGTTGACTGCGTTGGAATTTATCCATACATTGTTGCAACTGCTGTTGCAAAAAGAAGGTTTGTGTTTGGGCAAGGCGTTGATATTCCAGAAAACATTAATACATCTTATAGTGGAACATCTGTTTTTATTGATTATTCATTTGCAGACTACACCTCAAACTACTCATATCCAAAGGTAGGTTCGTGGAGTCAAGCCTTTAATGATAATACATCAATTGTAAATAAGTCTCTTTCTGTTTTATCTCACCCACTTCCAGAAACAGTCTTGTCATCAAAAACAGAAAAAGAACTTTTGTCAGATTGTGGTCTAGTTCAATCATCAGATACAAGAAACTTTTTTTCCTTTAGACCAAACACTTCTTGGAATAATGTTTCTGGTCATCTTTTCTTTAAAAATTTTGATTTTATAAAAACCCCAGTATCTGCTTTCTACGGTTGTTTTAGATTACCACAAACCTCAAGTTCAGCCCAAACACTTTTTAAAATAGAAAAAGAAAATACAAATAGTTATTTCAAGATACAACTTTTAAATAATCAAATATCTTATATTATTAATTATAACGGAATATCAGAAACCATCTATTCTCCTTTAGTTGCGGAGCCAGGAGAACTAGTAGACATAGGTTTAAACATTCCAGCATTTGTATCAAGATTTGGAAACCCAGCATCAGACTTTTTTGGATCTTTATCAGACCTAAGAATGTATGTTGGTGGAGACAAGAACGGTCTATCAACTTTTACTGGAAAAATATACAATGTAGGACTATGTACAGCATATAACTTTCAAAAAATTAGATCTTTGTTTAATGAGATAGGTGTTCCAGTATGGAATGAAGACTTGTTTGCTATTTACCAAAATAACCAGTTAATCAACATAGACGGAGGAATAGATACAACTTCTATGCCACCTTATGGAGGTACAACAGACACAGCAAATGGAGCACTTACTGGCGGTAGTGTGGTTGTTGCTGAAGAGGATTCCCTTTTAGACCATGTTGCAAGTTATACTCTTTTACCAGAGATAGTTTTTGATACATACAAACTTGCTGTATCTGCAAGCGCATATTGGGAAGATCAACTTCCACTAACATATTTTGCTGAATCCGTTCTTGATAAACGAGGGGACCAATATTTTGATCTTGACTTTATTCAGTTTAATATTGATTACCCAATACCATCAAAGACTGTAGCAATAGAAACAGATCCAGAGGCTTGGACATATGCAGAGTTATCAGATGAATACGGAACCCCAGTTCAAAGAACATACACATCACTAGACAATTACCTTTTTACTGGATACAATGATTACGATGATTTAAAAAATAAAATAGCAAAAGAATATAAATATGACACAGATGGATCAATTGTAAAAAGTTATGTAACTTTTCAATATACAGAATTGGGTGCAAACCAAACATACTATTATTTTACAAAAACAGAAAGACCTTCAAGAGATGGAGTATTAGTTCCTGGTTCAGACTGGATGACAACAAAATATGAAGTTGTAGATAATATGATTATATACCCACCAACTGGAGTAGACTTCAATGACTTGTCTATTGTTACACACATAGAAATGAATGTAAAAAATTCAGAAACAAACAATGTATTAATTAAAAAACTTTCTTATGCATCACAAGCATTTAATGAATCTGATGCTAGTCCAATTGGAACAAGGTTTGGAACATCTGTTTATCCATATACAAAGACTGGAATTTATTATAACTTTAAAAAGAATAATCCTTTTGCAATCTATACAGGATCATCTCCGTATCTTTATTTAACCAAAACAAGCGGAATTCAATTAAAAGGAAGGTATGATCCATTAGTTAATAGAGGTCTTATGATTCCTGTAAATGAAAGCAGAGCCGAAGGATTTAAGGCTATAGCAATGCAAATGGCCGTAAGGTTTGACGGAGACTATTTCCCATATGCACCAACACAGATATTTGAAATCCAAAGCAAAGATTCTTACATAAAATTTTACATGGTTGCTAATGATCCTTCTGGACGCAGAGCAAAAATTTACGCAATAGATGCAAATACTGGCCTAGTCCAAAACGGTATTGGATTTTATTGGAATGGAAAAATAGTAAAAGAGCCAGTAATAACTCTTCAAGAGTGGGGATTCCTTGGGATTAATTTTGCAAACAGTCTTAATTTTTCATTTTTTGAAGGGGCAGTAAGATTAACTGGACCACTACTATTTAACAGCCTTTCATACTATCAGTCTACTAATCTACAAGAAGTTCAGAACATAGCAGAAAGACCTTGGTTTAGAGTTAAGGTTTTGGGGTCTTCGCCCCTTGACTGGGAGTTCTGGGATAGTCCATCTTTTAACTGGAATAAGGTTCTTGTCTTATCAGAAACAAGTTATTATGGTGTAAACCCTTCAGATGTTTATAAGAGTTATACGGGCACAAACAAAATTATTGTAGATGATGATAGACCAGTTCGTTTTGAAGAGTATACATACACTATATTTACTGACGTAAAATGGAGTCAGTTCGTAGAGACCCCAGCCTAATATGGTATACTTGTAGTTATGGATTCCCTTATAGACCCAAAAACTGGTCAACCAATTGTAAAAAACGTTAGACGTCAGGTCATTGAAAAGAACTATGACTGGGGCCTTTATGTGTATAAGAAAGCAAATGGTAAATGGTTTACAGATGGAAACGGTTCTGTACTCAATATACCTTCAGATAAAAACGACTTTACTAGAATGGCAGAACTAAAAAAGACTGCAATGCATTACGGAGATCCAGGAGATGGTACATGCGTATTTGTTCCAGGGCTAACAAGAGTTTCAGAAGAAGAATATTCTGAGCAAGTTGATCGCATGAAGTCTGGACTTATACCAAACCTAAACGACCTTGGAGCAGTACAAGCAGCAAAAGATACAATTGCTAAGTATGGGGATGAGGAATAATCATGGAAGACAACGATTATGAGATTAGTGCAAGGATTGATGAATCAATAAAGAAAGATGATACTTTTTCAAAGTCAGATCCATTTAACGGAAATTGGGATTCATTAAAATCTCTTGACGGACTAGAAGCAAACTTTAAAAGACGCATAAGCAGATCTTCAACAAAGATGGTTGAACCAACAACTCAATACACAACTGCAGCACTTGCTGGAAAAAGCGGTATTGATGGAGCACAATCAAAAGAAATAAACCCAGGCCTAGTATATGTAAACGGCTATGGAATGTTCGACGTTATCACACCACCTTGGAACCTTTATGAATTAGCAAACTATTACGACACATCTTTTGCAAACCACGCAGCCATTGATGCTAAGGTAGAAAACATTGTTGGCTTAGGTTATGAGTTTAAGGTTTCTCAAAGAACAATGATGAGACTTGAAGCATCTGAAGATAATAGTGCAACACAGAAGGCAAGAAAAAGAATTGAACGAGCAAAGATTGAGATGCGTGATTGGCTAGAATCTCTTAATGACGACGACTCATTTACAGCAACAATGGAAAAGGTTTATACAGACCTTCAGTCTACTGGTAACGGTTATCTAGAAATTGGAAGAACTACTCGTGGAGAGATTGGGTATGTCGGACATATACCAGCAACAACAATGCGTGTTCGAAGAATTAAAGATGGCTATGTTCAGATCATTGGAAACAAGATTGTTTACTTCCGCAACTTTGGAGCAAAGAATCAGAACCCATTAACTACAGATGCTAGACCAAACGAAATTATTCACTTTAAACAATACTCACCATTAAACACATTTTACGGAGTGCCAGACATTATGTCGGCAATTAACTCATTGCATGGAGACTCACTTGCTTCACAATACAATATTGACTACTTTGCAAACAAAGCAGTTCCAAGATATGTTGTAACATTAAAGGGTGCAAAACTCTCTGGAGACGCAGAAGATAAGATGTTCCGATTCTTACAGACAAATCTCAGAGGGCAGTCACATAGAACCCTATATATTCCATTACCAGGAGATAGCGAAAACAATAAGGTAGAGTTTAAAATGGATCCCATTGAAGACGGGATACAAGATGGCTCCTTTAAAGAGTATCGTAAACAAAACCGTGATGACATTCTGGTAGCACATCAAGTTCCATTGTCTAAACTTGGAGGCGGAGATTCTGCATCAATCGCAGCAGCACTTGCACAGGATCGCACATTTAAGGAGCAGGTTGCAAGACCAGCACAAAGACAAATTGAAAAAATGATCAACAAGATTGTCCGTGAAAAAACCGATATTCTTGAGTTTGTTTTTAATGAATTAACCTTAACAGATGAAATTGCACAGTCTCAAATTCTTGAAAGATATGTTAAGAATCAAATTATGACTCCAAACGAGGCAAGAGTTCTTTTGGATATGCCACAAAGAGAAGGTGGCGACGAGGTCTTAGATCTTAAAGCAACCGCAGCAGCAGAAGCAACAACTACAAGAGCCAGAGACTCTGCAAGAACAAATAATAATTCAGACAGCACTTCAACAGTTGCTGGAAGAGCACCAAAGGGAGAGGGAAGAAAAACTCCTTAATGTCCTATATGTCCATATTGTGATATATGTGTAAAAGGGGGCTTATAATATGATAGTGAGTAATATATCCAAAGCCCATTGGAACTCTAATGGGGAAAATTTGCGTCTTTCAATGCCTTTTTCAAAGGTAGACAAAGAGCGAAGAACCGTATCTGGATTTGCATCTCTAGACAACATTGACAAGCAAGATGACATTGTTACAGCAGAAGCGTCAATGGATGCCTTTGCAAAATTCCGAGGAAATATTCGTGAGATGCACCAGCCATTAGCAGTTGGTAAAATGGTTGACTTTAAAGCAGAAAAATATTTTGATCCAGAATCAAAAAAGTTTTATAGCGGTGTTTTTGTATCTGCTTATGTTTCAAAGGGTGCACAAGATACTTGGGAAAAGGTCCTTGATGGAACTCTTTCTGGTTTTTCAATTGGTGGAAGAATGAATAAATGGGATGACGGGTTTGATGAAAAATCAGACAAGGCAATTAGAATTATTAAGCAATATGATTTGATAGAGTTGAGTCTTGTAGATTCACCAGCAAATCAGTTTGCAAATATTGTATCAGTTGAAAAGGTTGATGGAGTCGATGTGTTTAAAGCAGATGCCACCGTACTTGAAAATGTTTTTTATGATAGAGAGTCTGGTATAGTACAGATTTCAGAGAATGAGTCAGAAGTAAGTCCTACAACAGGCAATGCTATGGAAAATATAGGTTTCGTTGAAAAAACGGATAATGAAAAAACAACAATGATAAAATTCTTAGTTGATAGTGCTAAAGGCATTAATACTTCTAAGATTAACAAGGAGGTACAACCTATGACAAAATCAAAAACACAAGTTGAAAAAACAGATGTGCTTGAAGATGTTATGGTCGCTCCAGAGGCAGATGCATCAATTGCAGAAGTTATTGAAGAAGTTGCTAAGGCAGAAGAGGTTGAGACAACAGATGTTGTCAAGGCAGACGAAGTTGTAGCAGAAGAGATTGCTAAAGCAGAAGATGCTGAAGCAGTCGAAACAGTAACAGAAGCAGTTGTAGAAGTATCTAAGTCAGAAGAGGTAATTGCAGATGCAGTTACTGAAATGAAAAATACTCTAGAATCAGCCTTTAGCGATCTAGTGTCAACAGTAAAATCTTTGCAAGCAGAAGTAGAACTTCTTAAGTCTTCAAAGGTAGACGTTGATACAGTAAAGGATTCATTTACAGCAGTTGCAAAAGATATTGCAACAGTTTCAAGTGAATTTAATGAATTTGGAAAACGAGTAGACGCTGTGGAAGCAGACACCGCATTCCGAAAGTCTGGAGATATCGGCGATATCTTTCAGTCTCAACCTGAAATGGTTGAAAAATCCCTATGGGGCGGTAGTTTCCTCAAAACAGCCGATCTATTCAAATGAAAAAATCACTAGGAGGTGACAATATGTCAGAAGAAATAATCAAAAACCAGCCAGGCGCTGAAGCAAATCTAGGAGGAGAAACTCCAGGTCTGTATCAGGGTCAAGGTGCTTTCGCATCAGGTGGTATTGGTGGAGTAGCAACACCAGGTGCAAGTACACTTGGAAATATTCCAACAGCAACCCTTGGATCTACAAGCGGAGCAAACGCTGTTAACCCTAGTGGTTCAGCGGCTTCTGGAATTTTGCGCCCTGAGCAGGCACGTCGTTTTATCGACTATGTTTGGGACGCAACAGTATTAGCAAAGGATGGCCGTCGTGTAACAATGAAGGCTAATTCTATGGAACTTGAGAAGGTAAACGTCGGTGAGCGTGTAATTCGTGCAGCAGCGCAAGCAATTGGTACATACACAAACACAGGTGCAACATTCTCTAAGGTCGAACTTACTACCAAGAAGATTCGTCTTGATTGGGAAGTAACAGCAGAATCATTGGAAGATGGTGTAGAAGGTGACGCTCTAGAAGATCACTTGGTACGCTTAATGACCAACGCATTCGCAAATGATATCGAAGATCTCGCTATCAATGGTGACGGAGCGACAGGCTCATTCTTGTCAATCATGGACGGATTTATCAATAAGGAAAAGACTGGAACAGGTGCTGGACAAGCACACGAGTCAGTTGTAACTGTAACAGATAACGCCTGGACACCTGAAGTTATGCAGGGAATCATCAATGCAATGCCACGTAAGTACCGTGCACTTAAGAACAATCTTAAGTTCTACGCAGGTACAGATGTATTCGGAGGAATCGTTAAGAATAACGGTACCCTTGCAGATGCAGTTGCAGAAGCATTCACTGGCCGTATGCCAGGAAGCACACAGTCAAACCGTCAGAACTATCTAGATGGACTCGGACAGACATTCGGTGGAGCACGTACAACACGTGTTCTCGGAATTGAAGTTCAGGAAGTTCCTTACTACCCAGCAGGCTTTGTCGACTTGACATTCCCTGCAAACCGTGTATGGGGATTCCAGCGCGACATCGTTGTAAACCGTGAGTACGTAGCAAAGAAGGACACAATTGAGTACACAGTATTCGTCCGCTTTGGTATTCAGTGGGAAGAAGAGGATGCAATTGCATTCGCTGATTCTGCATCAGATTCATAATCTGTAATCAGTACCTTTAATGGGGGGCGGGAGTTCACTCTCCTGTCCCCCTTAATACTTTAATGATATAATACAAACAAGGAGGATACAATGGAAAATAATAATTATAACAATCCGTTTTCAGCAGAAAATGCAGAAGAGCATGACTATGTCGAAGCACCAGTAGTAGAAGTTGCAGTAGAGCCTACAGTAGAACCTGTAGTTGAAGCAGTAGTTGAAGCAGTGGTAGAAGCACCAGCAGTAGTTGAGCCAGTTCAAGCACTAGGCTTTACAGAGACAGGTGCTATTGGATCAATGGCAGCAGACGGCGCAAGTAAAACAATTAACACAGATGTAAACCTTTCAGGAAAGGTGGCGCTTCACTCAACAAAGAGCGTTCACTGGCAAGAAGTTGGAACTCTTAGCAGAGGATATAATATCGTAACACAAAAGCAAGCAGACAAGTGGCTAACTAGATCACATGTTAGAGTTGCTACACCAGAAGAAATCCAGAAGGCTTTCGGATAATTAAAGATGGAGATATTGAGAGTTTCGCCGTATTCAGATATACCTGTTAATTTTGTAGTTCCTGCGGGAATAACATCATCAACTATAACTGTTAATATAACTGATATGGCGGATCTCTCAGTATCAACATTAACATTTTTAAATAAGGTATCAGGAAACAATCTCAGCATATCTTTACCAGGTAAATATGATTCATCTTATAGGGTTGAGATTGTTAAAAATCTTGGGGCAGTTGGAGAAGCAATTCTTCAAGATGAGACTTATGAAGTTGTAAGACCATACGTTGACCCATTAACAAAAGCAAGCACTGCATCAGACATATCAAAATACTCTGTAAATGAAGAAATTGCAAGAGCGGTAATAGATTCTGTAATTCCAGAAGGATTTTATTATAAGAAAAAAGTTTTACACTTTGAAGGAACTGGAGCAGATTATCTTCCAGTTTGGGATGATGTTAAAAAAGTTTTGACGGTATATGAAAACAATAAATTAGTAGAAGATAGAGAATACGAAGTCTCGTCAGACAAGACAGCAATTATTGAAAAGTCAACAGACAACATTAATAGAGCAGAATCAGCACCACTAGTTTTGCCTGCAGCAGCATCTGACTCCCTAGATCCTCAGTTTATCTATAGAGGGTTTGGAAGAGGTTGGGATTATCTAGTAACTGTTGAGCATGGATATACTGCAGTTCCATCAGACATTGTTAGAGCAACAGAAATGCTTGTTCACGATATAGAGTGTGGCAAATTAGATTATTACAAGAGATTTATTTCTTCTTACAATACAGATCAATTTAGAATTCAATTTGACAAGGGTCTTTTCGAAGGAACGGGAAATATAATTGTAGACAAGATACTTTCAAAGTATGCTAAGTCTATTACAAAACTTGGGGTGTTATAATGACAGTTTGCGAAACCCCAGACTTTATGTTTCCAATGCAAGCATCTGTTTATCATCCAATAATTAAGCAGGGTGATTTTGGAGCAATAAAAAAGCAATGGGTTCTTGATAGAGTCTTTGCTTGCAGTTTTTCTTCTGGAGGTTCAGCATTTAAAGAAGAAGTAAAGCCAAATGTAAACATAACACAAAACTCGATATTGGTTGGAAGAGTAAAATCTGACATAAGAATTTCTTTGCTAGATAGCAAAAACGCATTAACAAACATATTGATTACAGATATTAAAGACCAAGAAGGAAACTTAATATATATGGAAACATCAGGACCTAGGTCTGGCAAAGGAACACTTTTTGAACTAGCAACCTATGAACCATTTACAGGGCCATTTGGAAATATTGAATCTTATAAAGTAGTAATAAGAAGATCAGAAAATCAATCAGGTGATGTATGATAACAACATTTAATTCAAAACAATTTAAAAAAGATATGAACAATATTGTTAATTATTCTGTAGGATTTTTAGAGGGTATCCAAAGAGGAAAGACTGTATTCCTAAAAACTCTAGGAATGGAAACAGTAGAAATAATGAAAGAGTTTATAGACTCAAACGCAAAAGTTAATCCACAAATGCTTCATCATGTTTACGAATGGACTATGACTGGAAGCCCAGAAGCAAGACTATACGATATTTCATACACAACAAGCAATCTAGGACTATCTTTTAGATCATCTTTTAGTCAGTCTAAATCTATTAAAGATGGATCACGTACACCGTTCTACGATAAAGCAAGAATCATGGAAGAAGGAATTCCAGTTACAATTAGACCAAGAGTCGCACAGGTATTAGCGTTTGATGATAACGGAGAAACAGTGTTTACAAGAGGTCCTGTTGAAATTTTAAACCCTGGAGGAACAGAAGTAGAAGGCGGTTTCGAAAAAGTCTTTGACATGTTTTTTAATAAGTATTTCTCACAAGCGTTTTTAAGAACAAGTGGAGTTGCAAGGTATCTTGAAAATCCAAAAGTATATAAAAAAGATATGCCAGCAGGAAAAAGAATTGGCAAGTCTAAAGGCCTATCAACTGGATATCGCTGGATTGCTAACGCAGGAGTGGGTGTATAATGTCTGCATTAATTCATCATCCACCTACAATTATTAACGCCTATCTAGCAGAAAAAATAAATCCTGGGTTTAGTGGTCAAGGAACAACATATTTTTTCCCAACTCTTCCAACAGAAATTGATGCACTAACTGAAACATTTCCACAAAGCAATGGGGTATTTGGGGTATACGACAGAATGTTTAAGATGAGAAGAACCCCATTCCCATACATTAAATGTGAGCAACTTCTATACTATTTTTATTCAGTAGGTGATGACGCACAAAAGAATATGGTCATAACCCAGCAGCAGGTAAGTGACCTTCTGGATAATGGAGATGACTCAGCAAAAGATTTAAATGAATGGGCAGCAGAAAATCCTACATCCTGGAACCTAGAATCCAAGCCAATGTTCTTCCATAACTTTAAGATCTACCAACTAGAAGAAACCAGAGATATAGTTGACTTTGGAACAGCCCGTACCTATGCGGGGAATAAAATCATCATAGACTATGATTGGCATGCTAATTAATTTATAATAAAGAGGTAGTATAATTAGCATGAGGAAACAACCCCCTTCCAATAAAATGAAAGAGGTGAAAATATGGCATACAGCCGTGGTTCAAGTAGTAACATCATCGTAGGTGCAGCAGCACTATTTACGCATGATTCAGGCCCAATCGGATATGTAGACGCAACAGGAGCGATCACTGATACACAAGCAAGCACTGATCTTCCAGCACTTACAGCATCCACAACATCCTATAAGGAAACTTTGTCACTTGACGAAGATTACACAAATATAGGATACACATCAAATGGTTTGGAACTCGCATTCCAGCCAGACTTTGGTGATGTAGCAGTAGATCAACTTCTCGACGTTGCTCGTTTATTCAAGCAGGGTATGACAGTTAATCTAAATACATCTTTTGCAGAAGCAACACTAGAAAATCTTCTAGTAGCAATTGCATCAAATGAGGAAATCGCAACAGCATCCAACCTATCGACACTAAGAATGTCAGCAGGAGATATTGGTGACGTTCCACTAGAGCGTGGTATTGTAGCAGTAGGACCAGGATCTGGTTCAGCAGCGATCAACAAGGAAAGAATCTATGTAGCATACCGTGCACTATCAATTGAGAATGTGACAGTATCTGCAAAGCGTGACGAGGCTTCAATGTTTGAAGTTTCATTCCGTCTTCTTCCAAACGACAATGCGTCATACGGTAAGATCGTAGACCGCACACTAGCAACAGCAGTATAATACAACTTAATATATGAGAGGCTCAATCCTTCGGGGTTGGGCCTTTCTGTTTGGTATACTTATATAATGGCAACAAAAATATATGAAACAAAAAAAATATCACTAGTAGATGATAGAGTTATTATTGCTGCCCCATTAAAAATAAAATACTTAAGAGAATTTTTAGAAACCTTTGAAAAAATTAAAGAAGCAAAAAGTGATGATGAATCAATATCTATTTTGGCTCAATGCGCTCTTATTGCAATGCAACAATATTGCCCATCAATTAAAACTATTGAAGATTTAGAAGACAGCCTAGACTTACCAACTATCTATGATGTTATTGATGTTGCAGCGGGAATCAAAATTAATGAGAAGTCAGAAGACACTGTTAAAAATCAGGCAGTTGACAGTGGATCAACATGGGAAACCTTAGACTTGGCAAAACTAGAGTCAGAGGTTTTTTTGATCGGTATATGGAAAGACTATGATCAGTTAGAATCATCAATGTCTATGCAAGAACTAACAGCCACACTAAAGATAAAAAGAGAATTAGACTACAGTGATAAAAAGTTTGCTGCAGCAATGCAAGGTGTAGATTTAGATAAAAATTCTGGTAGCGGTAATGAATGGGAAGACATGAAGGCTAGAGTATTTAGCAAGGGTGCAACAGGAAATGGAAATGATATTCTGGCCCTACAAGGAGTAAATGCTGAAAGAGCAGGGTTTGGCATTGGCATGGGTATTGATTATGAGGTTTCCGAATAGCCAGAAATAAGCCTGCGCTATGGTATAATTAACTAAACCTTATAAGGAGGAATAAATGGCAATCGCCACTGAAGAAAAGACAGTAACTCTGATCGATGGAACAAAGATCAAGGTAAGACCACTTAAGATTTCTCTACTTCGTCCGTTTATGAAGAAGTTTGAAGACATTGCAAAGGTCGCAGAAGATAACGAAAAGTCTATGGATTTGTTAATGGACTGTGTTCAAATCGCAATGAAACAATACAAGCCAGAATTGGCAGAAGACAAGGAAGCCCTAGAAGAAAATCTAGATCTTCCAACAGTATACAAGATTGTCGAAGAGGCATCAGGAATTAAACTTTCTGACGCATCACTACTTGGCAACCTTGCAAATAACTAAATAAAGAGGTGTTAATGGATGGCTGATGTAGAATCCAATATTCATGTAAATATTGATACGTCTGATGCTTTAGCAAGTCTAAAACTTCTACAACGTCAAATATCAGCCTTCCATACACAAATGGCAAAGTCTGGTACCGCAGCCTCAGCGGTAGCAGCAAATCAAGCACAGAACTTGATGAACAGCATAAATGCTACTGGAAAATTCCAAGCATCTATGCGAACAGTAACATCAAGTACAGAGTCTTTTACTAATGCTTTAGAAAGAAACAAGTTAACATCTAGAGAATATTTTAGATATACTGGAGCAGCAACAAAAACTTTTGGAAGACTGTTTAGATCTGAATTTGAAACATTAAATAAAGTTGCACGAGAGCGTGTAAAAGATATACAGACCCAGTATGTAAAAATGGGCAGAGGTGCCAATGGAGCACTACAAGCAATTGCGGTAAGACCTCTAACGCTTGATATGAAAAATCTGGGCACACAAACAGCCATTGCTGCACAGAGACAACAACTACTTAATCAATTATTAAGACAAGGATCAACCAATCTCCTAAACTTTGGTAAGAATACTCAGTGGGCAGGACGTCAGTTAATGGTTGGTTTTACTGTTCCACTTGCAATGCTTGGTACAGTTGCTTCAAAAACATTCATGAAACTTGAAGAGCAGGCAATTAGATTTAAGCGTGTGTATGGAGAAATGTTTACAACACAAGCAGAAACTGATGCAATGGTTAAGCAAATTCAAAAACTTGCAACAGAATATACTAAGTATGGCGTTGCAATAGAAGACACAATGAAAATGGCTGCAGATGCTGCAGCAATGGGCAAGATGGGTGCAGAATTAGTTGCACAAGTTGTACAGGCAACAAGGCTTGCAGTTCTTGGCGGAGTAGAACAAACGCAGGCATTAGAGACAACAATTTCTGTAACTAACGCTTTTGGCGTTGCAGCAGAAGATCTTGCAAACAAAATTGATTTCCTTAACGCAGTTGAAAACCAAACTGTAGTATCTATTGAAGATTTAACAATAGCAATTCCAAAGGCTGGACCAGTTGTTAAGCAACTTGGTGGAAACGTTGAAGACTTAGCATTTTTCCTTACAGCAATGAAAGAAGGTGGAATCAATGCATCCGAAGGCGCTAACGCACTTAAGTCTGGTCTTGCATCATTAATTAATCCATCAACAAAGGCAAGCAAGTTTCTTGGAGAACTTGGCGTAAATATTAAAGGAATTGTTGAAGCCAACCAAGGAGACATTAAAGCAACTGTTGTTGGGTTCGCACAAGCACTTGATACTCTTGACCCACTTAACCGTGCTCGTGCTATTGAACAACTATTTGGTAAGTTCCAGTTTTCAAGACTTTCCACACTGTTTCAAAACGTAACAACCCAGGGTACACAAGCACAGAGAGTCTTATCATTAACAAAAGCAACTACAGAAGAACTTGCAATCTTGTCACAACGAGAATTGGATAAAATTCAGAATACAACAACATACAAATTTAAAAAATCAATGGAAGATTTAAAATTGGCTATTGCTCCAGTAGGAGAACAATTCTTAAAAGCATTAACCCCTATTGTTGAGTTTGTTGGGAAAATTCTTGACAAGTTTAATAACTTAGGAGATGGTACTAAAAAATTCTTAACTATTCTTACAGTTGCTCTTGCTGGTGTTGGACCAGTTCTTTTAATGGGATTTGGTTTGATTGCAAACGCTGTTGCTAATATAATTAAAATGTTTGCAGGATTAAAATCTATGTACAACAGAACGGGTCAATCAAGTCAAATATTAGGAGAGCAGACAAACTATTTAACTAAAGAACAGTTAGAGGCATCAGCAGTTGCAGCATCACTTGATCAAGTTCATCAAAGATTAAGACAAACCTTTACTTCTGAAACAGCAGCAGTTAACATGTTGGCAAATGCATACAGAAGAGCCATTGCAGCACAAATAGGATTTACGGGTCCCAGTGCTGGAAAGCGCTTGCCTACACCTAAAAAATATGGTAAAGGAACAACAAGCGTTCCAGGAACTGGAAATAAAGATAGCGTAAACGCAGACCTAACTCCTGGTGAAGCAGTAATCCCTCAACAATCAGCACAGGATCCAGCAAATAGACCAGCCATTGCACACATGGTTGCAGGCGGAAGAGTTCAAGGATTAGCATTTGCTCCTGAAGTAGCAGCAACAACAGATGCTAAATCAGTTGCAATTAATGAAACACACGTAGGCGGACGCAGCGAGCCAAGACTAATATCAGACATTATTAAGAGCAATCCTAATATGTCTCCCGATCAAAAGTTAAAACTTATAACTATGGAACAGGTTCTAATATCACAAGGTTTGCCACCAGTAACAACAACAAAGCACAGTCTTATGTTCAACTTCCCTGAGTGGATGAATAAAGCAATGCCTAGCCTAACTGGTGGAGTACCTAAGCAACAGTTTATAGATGAATGGATTAAGGGTGGAGCAGGCAAATGGTCTCCATCTGGAATGTCTGCAGTACAGGCACAAGCGCTAGATAATGCATTCTTAAAGTCAATTCAAGAATCTAAAAGCCCATTTATAAATGATTCAATAGTTGACAATTTATATAAGAAAGAAATTCCAAAAATAATAAGTCCAAACGACCCAGGCTATGTAAAATCTCAAGGACTGTATGCAACAGACTATAGATTTAATATGGGTAAGGGATTAGGAACTACACCTGATGAAAGTAGAAAAATTCTTGATGAGGCAAAAAGACAAGGTTTAATCTTAGACTACAGCATTGATGAAAGAGTTAATAGTAAAAAAAGAGTAGTAACTGGATCATCAACTATAACTCTTCCAGCAGGCACATACCATGGAGTTCAAGTTCCAGAAGGAACCGTAGTTAATATGAACAGACTTGGAGCAGGAACAACCCCTGTAATTTCTCAAGGCACAAAGGCAGCAAAGAAAGCAAAGGTTGCAGCACCGCCATCAGCCCCACAATTGCTTGATCTTGAAAAAGCAATGGAGCACAAAGAAAAACTAAGAGCAGTTGCAATAGAGGCATCTCAAACTGCCTTTGGAGCAAAGAAGCCTACAAACTTTGGTGTTCAAGAAACACAGAGTTCTGGTAGAAGTAATTTTATGTCAACCATTGGCGGAGTATTTACAAAACCAGATGGGTCAAAAGTATTTGTAAAACCAATGCTAAGTGAGTTAGACGCTATAGCAGAAAAAAGAGGAACTGAGATTGCTAGAGCACAGGGCTTACTAGCACCAAGACAAACAATCAAAACAATGATTGATCCTACAGATATTGATGAACCAGATGTTAAGAAAAAAAGAAAGATTATTGTTTTGGAATCTCCATATGATTCAAGATTTGATCCAAACACAATGCCAAAAACTTTTACTGAAAAAGAATATATTAAGCAATTAGTAGCATCAAGCCTTCGTGGAGACAAAGATCTTAAGAAAGGCAACCTTGGAGGCAATGTTGTAACTGATGTTGGAGCAGCAGGAGTATTTGATAAAGCCTCTGGAACAAGATCTTATTCAGCAGGACTTCCATCTATGGAAGCAATTGCTATGCACAATCTTAAAGGTGTTTCAGGTCCAAATGCCAACAACTCTCCTTTCTGGTTTGGAAATGCCACTGCTGATATTCCACAAAATATTCAGTCTGCAGATGAATATGAAAGAAAAATAAAAGATGAGATTAATAGAACTCTTCCAAAATTAAGAAAAACTATAGATGGTTTTAAACTTGATGCTGGAGATCCAGCCAAAAAAGTTTATGAAGATATGTATAAGAGACTTCAGGCTGGTTTAAACGCAGACTGGAAAAAGGTTTATAACTTCCATCGTTCAATTTTGGTAAAGCCAGATGAAGTACTTGAAGACAAAAAGGGTAACCTAAAGCCAATACCAACAAAGCCAAATAACGGAAAGTTAAAATCAGACTCTGGCAGCATAAAGGATACAAGACTTGCTCCAGCGAGTGTTGCTTCATCGGTTCGTCAAGGCCCCAAGGGAAGAATTGTTGGAAAAGCAAATGCCCCAGGATCAAAGAATGCAACTGTAAACGCAATTCTTGCGGGAGTAAAAGGATCTGTTGCAAAAGCCAAGGCTGCTGGTGCCACTATTGGAAAAACAATATCTCAATCCGCAGCAGCATCATCAAGGACTGCTTTGTATGGAACGGGATCAATAGATGCAGATGCTAAATCTTTACGTAGACAAATGGAAAAGCGCCAAAGGGCAGAAGCAAAAACACAAGCAAAGATGGCAGCATCAAGAACTAAACTATACGGCATGGGGCCAATGGATGCAGATGCCAAGTCTATGCGTAGACAAATGGAAAGAAGAACTAAGTTAGCAAACTCTGTAGCATATCAAAAAAGAATTATTAGTGAAAGAGCAGCAGCACAGTTTACACCAGCACCTTCAGTTTCTGGAACGCCAATGGGACCTTCAATGGCAAATGGTAAATTTGAAACCACTAAATTGCAAAGACTTAAAAATAATAGACAAAATGCAAAAGTAGCAGGTAAGGGTGGTATGGGAATTGCTGGCGGTGTCGGAATGGCAGCAGGTGCAGCAATGATTGGTTCTATGGTACCAGGTAAAGTTGGAGAAATCTCACAAAAATTAATGATGCCACTTATGGGATTGTCTATGATAATTCCAATGTTAAAAAGTCCTGCTTCAGCCTTAGCAGTAGGACTTCTTGCAACAGTTGGATCATTTGCTGCCTTGAGAATGTCATTTGATAAAGCAGCAGATCAGGTTTTAGAAGAGGGTGAAAAGTTTAAAGGATCTACATCTGCATTACAGACTATAGCAAAATTTGGTGGTAAGACAACAGCCTCAGAACAGATGGACCTAAGAAGAAAAAATTCTTTTGCAATGCTTGGCGCAGCAACTGGTAAGACTACTTATGGAGAAGCATATGCTCAAACAGCAGAAGGAAAGGCTTTGACTGCAAGAATTTCAAAACAGAACGCTGACGGTAAAGGAAATGTTGCAGTGAAAGATTTAGGTGGCCAACTTTCTGCAGCAATTATGTCTGGTGCTATGGATATGTCACAGGCAAAAAGTTTGGCTATGAATGCTGCTAGACAAGCAGGAGATATGTCTATTGGTATAAAGGTTATTGCTCAATTAGAAAGTTTGCTTGGACCAAACGGAGAAAACCTTGTTAACGATCCATTAAATGTTAGAATAAATATGGTAAATGCAAATGCAAAGAATATGAAAACTAGTGCTGATAATGTAAAAAATGCTGGTGTTTTACAACAACTTGCTGGACAAAAAGTAACACAAGGACTAGGCATAGGCGCTTCGGCTCTTGGTGGAGCAGCAGCAGGTGCTGGAATTGGAACAGCACTAGGACCTGCAGGAACTCTAGCAGGAGCAATTATAGGTGCTGGAATTGGAACAGCAGTAGGAGCAATTGGTGGATACTTTGCCTCAAAGAAATATGCAAAAGAGGCAGCAGTTCTTGGAGCAACCTATGCGGTAGATGCTAAAATTGCAATGGAACAAAATAAACAAATGCTTGACTCTCTTGATATGTATTATCAGAAAAAAATTGAAGAGTTAAGGCTGCAGGGTAAAATTAATGAGGCGTTAGAACTAGAGAAAGAGTATTTAGGAGATAAAGAAAAAGGCAAAGTTGGAAAAAGAGATCAACTAACTGCAGCCCAAGCAAAAATGCAAGGAGACATAGTATCTCAATACAATAGTGCTGGTGGACTTCAAGAAGCAATGATGTCTGGAATGAAAAAAGCCACAACTGCAAAATACAAAAATGATCCTAACCAGTTAGCATATATAGATACTGTAAATCAGCAATCAAAAAATCTAAGAAAAGATGGTCTTATCGATAGTGGACAAGAGTTTTTAATTCAAGCAAAGATGGCAAGTGGAGATATTCCTCCAGCAGTATTCAGAAGTCTTTTGCAAATGGCAACAGACAATAAAGACATGGCCCCAGTGATGATGAAAATTATTACAAAGTTTAGTGGTGCAACATCTGAGTCAATAGGTGTAGCAGCACAGAATATTCTTGATGCAAAGGGTACCATTAACAAGACAGTTCAAACAAAATTTATAACCAGGGTAGAAGCATTTGAAAAAGACTCAGATGCTCTTGATTTTACAAAAAATATAATTAAGTTAAACAGTCTCAATACAGTTATCCCATCAGATGTTATGGTCAGTTACTATACTGACAAAAGCAAGGAAAGCCAAGAGGCATACGCATCATTAAATAAAATGCTAGACGCAATTGAAGGTAGCAAAGATTTAACTGCAAAAATTGTTTATGAGATTATGCCAGAGGTTAAGGGAACAGCAGCATTTGATGAAGCATACTTTAACACATTAACTGAAGATCAGCAAAAGGTTTATACAACTACAATTTCAACATTAGTTAATATTCCAGAGCCAAAAATTGAAGCAAGCGAAGACTATAAGGCGTGGCTTAAGGAGCCTGCACCAAGAGGTGGACAAGGAGTAACAGGAAGTCTTTCTTATAAAATACAAAAATACACAGAAGCCCAAGGATACAAAGCCGTTACAGATAACTTATCAGTAGGAGTAAAGGCTCCAGTAGGAGGAAACACTCCTGCCGATGGAAACAAAGTCCAGTCCTCACCACTAGATGACTTAGTAAAGAAACTAAGAGATGTACGAATGAACCAGATCAAGGTCACAGAAGGCTGGGGTGCTTCTCGTAAGGCACTAGATAAACTGTTTGGTGGTAACAAAACTATTGATGTATTTAGCGGTATAGAAAATGATCTAAGAGGCTTAGGTACAAGCCAAGACTTTATCGAACTAATCGTTGGCATGGATCCAAAGGTATATGAACAGAAAAAGAACTCATTGTTTAAGTTTGACAACAAGAAAAATATTGTTGGACTAAAAGAAGATGCTAAAAACATTCAGGAAGCATTAAACTCAATAACTATGGGTGACTGGAAGTCTAGCATGGAAGCAGACTTCAAGGCTATTGAAAATCAATCAACTGCATTTAATAAGTTGGCAAACCTTGGAGTTCCAGTAGCAGAGGCATACCAATTAATTTCTGATAAAACTTTGGCAGCAGCCATTGCCAATGGAGTAAATGATAAAAGCCTTAGAACTTTGATTTCTAACTATAAACTTTTAACTGCAGCACAAGAAAAGTCAGCGGCAATTCAAGGAGTAAAAACAGATATCGCACAATTTAAGAAAAACACAATTCAAGAAGCAAGACTAAGATCAAAGTATGGGGCAGAAGATGCTTTTGCAATTTCATCCGATGAAAACCTACAATCAATGGAAAGCCAAATTGCTTCACAACAATCGAGATTAAATAAGTTAATAGCAAACGGAGCACCAACAGCAATTATTGTTAAAGCCCAGGGAGAGTTAAATGATTTAATTGACGATTTTACTGAAAGGCTAAATCAATTAAAGTCTACCGTTGAATTCATGCAAGGCTTATTTGATAAAGGTTTTAGCAATGCTATGCAGGCCTTTGATGTTCAGGAGACAGCCCTAAATATACAATTTAAAATAGATACAAAATCACAAAATGCAGTAATTAAAGAGGCACAAAATGCAATTGCAGCAATTCAATATGAAATAGATGACAAAGAAGCAGCACTAAAGGGTATTGAAGAGCAAGAACAAAAAATTAATGATAAGTATGATGAAAGAATTAAGGCTTTAGATGAAGTAGAAAAGTTAAACTCTTCTATTTCTAATCAGCAAAAGGGTCAACTAACTCTTGCTGAGGCCCTAACCTCTGGAGATATTTCAGCAGCAGCAAAGGCCGTACAGGATATGAGAGCCCAAGCAGCAGCAGATGCAGTAACAAAACAAAAAGATGCTGTAGAGAAATCTAGAGAATATGAATTGTCTAGAGTAAAAACTCAGGGTGGAAAAACTAGACTAGAACTTGAAAAAGAAATCAAAGATCTTCAAGATAAAATATTTAAAATTGAAGAAGAGAAACTAGAACCAGCACAAGAGTTTATTCGTTTAAGACAAATAATATTAGACAAAGATATAGAAGGACTTACGGTTCTTGGCAAAACAAAAGATGCTTGGGAAGCAATTAAAAATCAAGTAGACCTTGCATTAATTAAGAGTGCTGCATTTGTTGATTCTATGAAACTTGCACTAGAGACTCAAGCAAAACTTATTGCAGCATATCAGGCTCAACCAGGGAATACTTCAAGCAACTCTGGTACAACTGCAACACAAGGTCCAGGTCCATTTGTTCCAGATCCAAAAGCATCAACTGAAGGAAATAAAAAAGCAGAAGATATTAATAAAGCAGCATTAGAAAAGGCTGCAGATTATGCACCTGCTATTGCAGCAGCAGCATTTCACCCAAGCGCTAATGCAGCAATGGAAAATGGAATAATCGGGGCCCTGTCTATTGCATCACAAATAAAAGCAGCAGCAATTGCTGCAGCAGAAGCAATTAGTGTACAAAATCAAGCATCTAATCTTTCTAGATTTAAGGCAAAAGAAGCAGCAGATCTAGCAGCAGAGCAAGCAGCAATAAATGCTAAGGGCAGAGTAGGAAGAATGAATGGTGGAATAATTCCTAAAATGTTCTCTCTTGGTGGATTTGCTAAAGGCACAGATACAGTTCCAGCAATGTTAACTCCAGGAGAATTTATAATGAGTAAGTATGCTGTAGATACTTATGGCGTAGATACTATGAGAAAAATAAATAATGGCGAATCAGTTGGTGGAGCAGTGTATAATAATACATATACATTAACTGTTAATGCAAAAACAAATGCTAATCCAAATGAAATTGCACAAGCAGTAATGTCAACAATTAAACAAGTTGATGATAGAAGAATTAGAGGGGTGTCATTAAATGCCAGAAATTGATCCAAGAGTCACCTATGTTCAGGGTCGTAAAAAATATAACAGACCAAGCGGTATGCTGTGGTCTGAAAACTCTGGCACTCTTAAAGATGGTTTGTACATTCCCTATGGGTATGAAGTTGGAGTAGACCCAGAAGATGTTGAAGATCAAACCCTTCTAGATCAATTCTTGTTTATTACTGATGATAATAGACAGCCCCTTGATTTTTCAGAAGAAAGAATTGAAAAGCGTGAAAGAATGATTAATGGTCGCATGAGATCATATCACATTGCAGATAAAATAACACTAAGTACAAGTTGGAATTTAATTCCGTCTAGATCCCATGCAAACATTCCAAGTTTTGATACTGCTACTGGAGTTTCTCCATATGTATCCTATACAACTGATGGAGGCGCAGGTGGAGCAGATATGCTTGAGTGGTATGACTCACATAAAGGATCTTTTTGGGTATTTCTTGCCTACGATAGAAAGGGTATATTTAGTGGAACACCAGAACCATACGACCACCTTGGACAATACAATCAACTTATAGAAATGTTTATTAGTGATTTTTCATATTCTGTTGAAAAAAGAGGAACTAAGTTTGATTACTGGAACGTCTCAATAACTTTGGAAGAAGTATAATGTTTGAAGATAAAGAACTGCAAACATTTTTAGAGACTTCTCCGACGGTACGAAACAAGTCAATAATAACAGCAGAATGGAACATGAACATACCAACCAATATAAAACATATTGGTAACTATAGATATAGACCAACAGAGTCTTCTTCTCTTTATGCTTCACTTCCAACAAGTTTTGATATTAATGATGCTGGAAATTTTTATACAGGAGCGACAGATGCAGATGTTTTAGTAGATGGAACATTTGACAATGACGACATTCCAACAACATTTTTGACAAAGAAGGAAAAGTTAAAAACTCTTTATTCTTTAGAAGAATGTTTTAATCAGTTTAGACCAAGGTCTGGAATTAACAAGGCAGTGTTCTTTGAGAACGGGAAACTGCACCACCCCAATCTAGTCATGGCCGACAGACCAAGATACTATATGCCAGATAAAAATGATAAGTTTAAGTACTGGACTTCATACAGAACAGAGTCTGGTCAAGAATACGGGATTGCCTCAAAGGTAAGAGGTTCTCAAAACTCTATAGAAGATGCCTGTCCTTTTGTTGTCTATAAAGAAAAGATTCCAGCCAATAGAGTTGTTGTTAAGATGCAAACTCATACTGGAACAGAAAATCTAGGCCCCTTTTCGTCCCCAACTGGAGCATTTTCAGATCCATTCTTTGGAGAGTTAAATCAAAAGGTTCCAACTAGATGGAAAATTCAATTCCTAAAAGATTCAAACTGGCAGGATGTTATATCTTTTAATCCAGCAATACGAAGAGCAGACGGATCATCCGTCATCAAGAGTGATGGATATGTTGAAATAGCCTATGGACTAATTGTTCCAGATGAATGGAAAGCAAATTTTGTTTTTGCAGAAGTATACTCAAGTATTTCTTTGCTTCCTGAGCAGTCTGTAGTTGGATATGCTTATCTTATTAAAGAAAATGAAAACGATATAGGCAAGTTTTATATTTGGAACGGTACAGATTATACAATCATAACCCCAAAGTATGGTTGGTATATCCAAGATGAGACAGTAGACAGACTTACAAACTTTGTTGTAGATGCTACATCTCCAAATGTATTTACTAAATCCTTAGATGGAAAAGAACAGTACCGAGAATTTGAATACATCTCTGGAATTAGAATTGTCGTTGACTCAATGAATGTAAAAGACTCAACCTTTGACCTTATAGAAATATCTCCAAGACTTGTTTTAAATGTATCTGATAAAACTTTAGACTATTCAATTAATAAGAGTGCATCAGATCTTGGGCTAAGTGGTTTACCAGTTGGGCAGTTAATTGCATCTAATGGAAATATTAATATATTTGATTATGATCAAGCATTTAATGAAAACAATCAGTCAAGTATTATAGCAAAATATATAAATAGACATGTTCAGTTTAAGTTTTATGAAGTAATTGTTGATGTTGCAGGCTGGGATTACTGGGTTCCAATTAAAACACTATATGCCGATTCATTTCCCAAGCAGGATCTTATGAATAAAACTGTGTCCCTTTCCTTAAGAGATATGTATTGGTATCTAGAATCAATAACTGCACCACAAATATTAATGACAGAAGTATCTGTAAGTTCTGCTGTTTCTCTTTTATTAGACCATATTGGTTTTTCTAATTACACATTTAGAAGAGTGGCAAATGAAAAAGAAACAATAATTCCATATTTCTTTGTTGGGCCAGACAACAGCGTTGCACAAATTCTTCAAGATTTAGCGGTATCAACTCAAACTGCAATGTTTTTTGATGAATACAATAACTTTGTTATGATGAGCAAAGACTATATTATGCCAACAAAAGAACAAAGACCAACAACCTTTGAACTTAGGGGAACTAACGATCTGTTTCAAGATAATGAAATTAAAAATAAAACACTTGCAAATGCTAAACTTGCAAATGTGATTTCTGTATCTAGCCAGACAAACAATGTATACAATGATGGAGTAATTAATTACACAACAAGACATATACAAAGATCTATTGGCTCTTTAAGACAAGCAAGCCTCTTAGATGATGAAAGATTTTACACTTATAAGCCTGCTCTATTGTGGGAAGTGTCTGGAACAGAAAATACAAAGTCAATAAATAACGAAGTAAACAAGCAGTCTGCATATGTTCTTAGCGCTATACCACTAAACTCTAATCTTTTAGCAGATGTGCCAATTGTAAAAAATAACATTGTAATTAATAATACATTTAGTCTTGGTGAAGCAGCGTATTGGATTACAAGATATAATGGATATTTTTATTCACAAGGAGAAATTATAAAATATGATGCAGTTCAATACAACGTTACTGGTTTTGGAAATGTTTGGATAACTTCTACAGAAGACTATCAAAATTATTTTTCTAAACTTCCATTCAATGGAAAGATATATCCAACTGGCCTTGTAAGAATTTATTCTGAACCAAAATATTTTGAGCAATCTGGTGTTATTAGATTACAAAATGGAGAAGTTCAAAAGCATGGTCGTGGACAATTTGGAACTACTGTTGTTGCACACAATGCTGGAATTGCTGATTACTGGAAATCAGATGACAATGTTAAAGGTTGTTACATGTCATCAGAGTATTTGTTTCAAAAAGATTTAACTTTACCTGCAACCACCGTTGCATTATCTGGAAAATTAACTGACTCTGGAATATCTTCTGATGCTTTAGCAAGAACTTCATCTAGAAGCGGAATTATTAAAAACTTTCTGTCAACTTCTGTTGTGGGAGAGATAACCACAAATACTCAACAAGTCCCAGGCTCAGTTCAATCATCAGCACTTTCTTTGACTGGCCCAAACTTTGCTACTAAAGAAAAGCCAAGAAATTTTATTTCATATGTTCATAAATCATTAGAAGGAAAAAAGTATAAACACTTTGGAACAAGACTAAGAATTATTGGTAAGATTGAAAGCAATGAAGACCGTGGTCAGACAACCAATGGATCCTCAACTTACTATGTTGTAAATGGTTCTACACCAGATAAAAATATTAACGTTGCGGGTGGTTCTGCTGGAATTGCAGTAATGTTAAATCCAACAACAAATGTAGGATATTATTTTGAGATAGCAGCACTTGGACTAGGTAATTTGTCAGAAACAGATAGACAAAGCGTTAGTAATGTTTTTTTCTACAAAATAAAATCTGATAATAGTAAGGCAATTCCTGTTGGCCTTTGGGATGGTCTTGCTACAATTACTGTTGATGATGGAAGATTTACTGGGCAGTCAAGAGTTTTTGCTGAGGAAAATCCAACGGTATATGATTTAGCAGTAGAATATGAAGACATAGGAAAGACAAGAAGATTCTACTTATACATTAACGGCAAACTAATAAAAACAGTAGATGATAATGATCCACTTCCTATATATTCTAACATAGCATTATTTACAAGAGGATCTTCAAGAGCAATGTTTGAAAATGTTTATGCACTATGCAATAACTATTCTCAAAACACATCATTTTCTTTGGGCGCACCAGTAAATTCTGTATTCGGAGATTCTGAAATTGACGCTAATGAGTCTTTTAGAAAGTATGCCATTAGTGGTTTAATACAAAATACATATCTTTCTGGAATTGGTTCGTCAGAACCTCCAAAGTATGACATATATTTTGAAGAGTTTGGCAGCATTATGAGAGAAGCAGCAGTGTTTAATTTTAAATATGATAAGGCTTATCCAGCATTAACTGCAAAAATTTCTCCAACATTTAATAAAATAAAGGGGTATGTCGTTTCTGGTTTTAGAGCAGGATCATACGGTGCTGAGTTTATGATATTTAATGCAACAGACACTGCGCTTAGTCTAGACGAAACAAGTGGGAACTATTTAAGAATTCAGGGAATTACTTTTACACAGGAGTCAGATAACAACCTAACAGTTGATGAATATTTTAATAAGAATACTCTTGAATCAAGCCCACAGTTTGTTGCAGATAAATTAATTTCAAATCCTTTTAAATTTAAACAAGATTATCAAGATATAAAATTAAGTAGAATGACTTACGGGAAAAAAGATTTTTCACTAACTACTCCATATATTCAATCACAAGATGAAGCCTCAAACTTAATGAAGTGGATGGTTGAAAAAACATCAAAGCCAAGAAAGTCTATCGGAGTTAAAATATTTGCAATACCTACAATTCAACTTGGTGACATAGTAAGTTTAGACTATCAAGAAAATGGAATAAGTATGGCATCAAATGCATTGAGCAGATTTGTTGTATATAATATTGATTTTTCAAGAGGTCCAAGTGGTCCAGACATGACAGTATTTTTAAGTGAGGTTTTATAATGACAACAAGCGCAACAGCAAATCTTCCATATCCAGAAAGCGCATCTCAAGATAACTCAGTAAAAATTGCTACTCCAGATTTAATTCTTTTAAATGATGAGGCCATGTCTATTGAAATAATGACAGACCTTATATTTGAGGATATTGGAGGATATGAACTTGCCACTATATCTAGGCATGACCTGGTAAATGGGCAAAAGGTTATTTATACCCCGATTAAAAATTTGACAGATTTATATCTACAATACAATCCAAATAATGTTTTAAGACTCCAGGCATCTGATTCGTATCTTAAGTCTTTATCTTTATCCATATTTGACCATCTGCCAGTTTGTGGTACAGGATATGATATGGTGGATGGAGTTAAAGTGCCAAACTGTAAGTCAGTCTACATAGATCCGATAAGCGGAGACCTAGTTATTAACTTAGTTAATGTCAAAGAGGGCGAGCAAGCAGAAATTAATATATTGAACAGTGGAAGTATTTTTGATGATACAATACATAGTGGGAGTAATTAATGATAACTAATATAGGTAAAAATCTTTTAGCCAAGTATCTTGTGGGTCAGACACAATCATATGCCTCACACATTGCTGTGGGCTGTGGGCCTAGCCCAGTGGCTTCTGATGGGGGTGTTTTTGGAGACTATGCACTAAAAAATTCCTTAGATTTTGAGATGTTTCGTGTTCCTATTATTTCTAGAGGATTCGTAAATGAGGGCGGGATAGATAAGGTAGTATTAACAGCAGAGTTGCCAACAGAAGAAAGATATGAGATTACTGAGGTTGGAATATTCTCTGCTGCGTCAAACCCAATTGCTGGATCTTTTGATAGCCGAACAATTTATTCTTTTGCAGATACTGACAATTGGCTATACCAACCTTTTGGTTCTGCTGCAATCGATATAGAACCAAAATATGAACCACTTGATGGAGACGATAACAACGGAATTATAAATCAAACCCTTAATGTTTTTGCAACAAATGCAGACAATAGAATATTTACTCAATCAGATAGAGTAACAAGAAATGAAAGATGCAGATTTTTAAATAATATTATTGCTATAGTTGGAAATGATTCAACCCTTACAAGTAACCAGTTAGGTAAAATTGTAGTTGGCACTGGATCTAAATACATAAGGCTAAACAATACAGCAGTAGATCTTACAAAAAATAGTCCATTAGATGAACTAAGATTAGCATTTTCTGTTGTCAACAAGGTTGCTAACTCAAATACAGTGCCAGACAATGTTAAAATCTTATTGGAATTTTCTTATACTGGCCTAAACTCTTCACAAGAGTATGCAAGGTTTGAGGTAGATATTGATGATATAGGATACTCTGCTGGAACAGCAGCAAAAGAAACAAATTTTGCTTTAAACAGATATGTTGTTGCTACAAAAGCACTTAAAGATTTAAACAAAACAGATAACTTTGACTGGAGAGAAGTTACTGTAGCAAAAATTTATGCTTGCGTAACAGAGGCTGGATTGCCTTCTGACTTATTTTATGTTTGTTTAGATGGGCTAAGACTTGAAAATATTACTTCTACAAATTCTTTGTATGGACTTACTGGATACTCTGTAATTAAAAGTGTAGGTGCAAAACCAATTATAAAATCAGCAAACACAACAAACTATATTGAGTTTAGATTTGCCTTGGATGTTGGATAATGGCAGACAAAGGAATAAAAAATGTTATTATTAAAAAAGATTTACTTGGAAAAGTAACATCGTCTAATTCAAGAGTTTTAAGATTTAGATTAATAGCAGAAGATAAAAACAGAAAGTCAGCATATTCAAAAATATTTATTCTTGGTTCTGAGGCTGTTGTTACTGGTCCAGGAGATCTTAATATTATTGGTAATACAATTTTTCTAAATTGGGCAGTAGGAGAAGTTTCAATACAAATAACCTATGATATCTTTGTAGGGTTTGATGGAGCAACTCCGTCTTATCTAGGAACATCTGGATCACAAAACTATTCATTTTTAAAAACAGGAACACAGTCAGTAAGGGCTATAGTTCAAATATCATCTATTAATCCAGCACTTACAGAAAACTTAGAAGTCTATGACTCTGGAATCGTAAGTCTGGTATAATTATAGTATGGCAATATTACCCGTACCAGAGCGAGGTCAACCACTAGATGTAACATATATCTATCAGATTGTTAAGGCTATTAATGATCTTTCTGTTCAGGTATCACCATCAGCATATAAATATGTAACCATAGACACGCCTAACGCTGGAAAACAAAGCGTAAAAGCATCTGAGGCAAGAATCATTGGTGGGTATGTTCAAGTTACAACAAGCACAACACAGACTGCTGGATCTTCTCAGCCATTTTCTTATGATTTTTCAAGCGAGTTTAAGTTTGCACCAGTTGTAACAGCAACACCAGTTAACGTTGGAAATACTGATGCTGGTAAAGATGTTACAGTTACATTAAAAAGTGTCTCAACTTCTAAAGTTGAGGGCACAGTTAAATTTAATGCTGGAGGCGACACAAGTATTGGTATTAATCTAATAATTATTGGAATACCAAATTAATGATGTCATGCAAAAAATGTAAGGGAAGAATGTTCATAGATAGGCAATATACTGAGATTAACCATCTAGAAGTATATTGTATGACTTGCGGAGTAAGAGTATTTTTTCATCCACCTAGCCACACTTTGGAGGGACAATGGTTACTAAAAAGGGAACTATTGAGAGCGAAAAGTACAATGAGTCACCTGTAATACCAGGTAACAAAAAAGTTTGGTTTCTTAATGGAGACCTAGTTAGAATACATCACTACAATCACTCTAATGGAATAATGTCTGTTTATAATATAAACAAAGATCAAATTGAAAGTTGTTTAATTAATGATTTTAGAAATAAAAGAGAGCGAGCATACACGGTAGGTCAGACTGCTGATTTAGTTAATCGTCATAAAAAATATATGCCATCACTAATGAAACGAGGAGTCATTCCATTTCCAACGGGATCTCAAAAAGGTGGAGCAAGAGGGTTTCAGGTAAGATCATATTATTCAGAATCGCAAGTAAAAGAGATACGTGATATACTTGCTTCATATCATATTGGTCGACCAAGAAAAGATAAATTAATTACTAATGATATTACGCCTAGCAAACAAGAGTTGACACGAAGAATGGGCGATGGTATACTTACTTATAGGAAAACTGAAGATGGACGATTTATTCCAGTATGGAATGAGTCTATATAATTTAGAAATGGGTGTGGTAATGAAAAACGAAACTGGACGCATTAAATGATATATTCAAAAAAATATAATTTTTTATATTTAAAAAACAAAAAAGTTGGAGGGTCTTCAACTGAAATTTGTTTATCTCAAATAATGGATAAAGATGCTGCTGTAACACCAGTATATCCAATAGATGAAAGACATAGTCCAAGAAATCATGAAAAATTTTTTAATCATATCCCATATTCAGAATTAGAAGCACTAATTGAAAATTTATCTGAAGTAGATTCATGCGTTGTAGTCAGAAATCCATACGATACAGTCTTATCAGATTTCTTTTTGCAGATAGAGTATACAGGTAATATGCAAAACTATTTATATGGAGATAGACCTGACTTTGTAAATAAATATTTTGAAAACACTTTAAGAAAAGATTGGCGTGGGTGGTTAAAAAGCACAAAAGATTTATACTCAAAGGATGGCACTATTCAGGTTAAAAATGTTATTAAATATGAAGATGGCATTGAGCCAGGTATTAATCAAATTTTAGAGCCCAAAGGATTGCATTTAGATTTAAATGTATATCAAAAAAATCATAGGCCAAAAGAAATAACTCCAAAAGATGTGTTTTCAGAAAAGCAGATGCAAGATATTGCACATGAGTGGGCCTGGGAATTTGATACATTTAAGTACAATTAAGAAAAGACAAATTAATAACAAATAACATGACTCCTACAAGCCAAGAGTTGACAAGGCGCATAGGAGACGGTATACTTACATATACGAGAACTAAAGATGGACGATTTATTCCAGTGTGGAATGAATCTATTTAACGAAGGGTATAAAATGGAAAACGAAGAGACAAAGGTATCCGTTACACTTGGGTACACACTTAACCTTGGCAACTTTCAATCACTAAGACTTGATCTTGGCGTTTCAGATTCTCGCAAGAGTGGAGAGACTGTTGATCAGGCTTTTGAGCGTGTTTACAAGTTTGTTGAAGATAAACTTACAGACAAAATTAGGGAAGCACAAGAAGAGGCTGCCGAAGCATAATGGTAGAACGCAAAGACCGTATGGCTTTGCTTTCAAGATACAGTAAGTATCATACCGCAAGGTACGAATCTAAGCCATCCCTTAACTTAAATGTAGAACAGTGGGCCTCCGATGCTCTTGTTGAATCATACACACTACCAGGGTGTTACGATATACTTGAGTATTACTTTTCAGTTGCAGAGAACCCCTCTTGGAACTACTTTGCATATAACGCAGAAAAAATATTAAAGGCACAAAAAGATAATATAAAAGACAGTTTAGAAAGAGCAGAGCGTAGAAGAATGGCAAAGGAGTGGCTAAGTGAATAATACAGAGTCAAAACTTATTACAGCAGTACTTAAAGATAAGCAGATGCATGTTCTACTTCAAGCCAATGTTGATAACCTTTTAAGAACCCACGGAGACATTTGGGAGTTTATTCGTTTATATTTTGAGGCTAATGCATCCTTGCCTCCAGCAGAATTAGTTACAGAAAAGTTTAGAGACTTTGAACCAGTAGCAAGCGTGGGAGCAACAAAGCACCACCTTGAAGAACTTCAGGGTGAATATTTAAATGATAGCCTAAAAGATATTCTAAGGTCGGCAGCAACAAATGTTCAAAATAATCAGGGTGTTGTTGCATTAAATGATTTAATTACAAAGACATCAGAATTAAAAAAGAATACATCTGCAATTCGTGATATCGATGTTACTGATCTTGATTCTGCCGTTGCCTATTTTGAAAATCTAAAAAAGCAACAACTTCTTGGTCATGTTGGCATTAAGACTGGACTGCCAGGGTTTGATAACTACCTTCCTTCAGGAATTATGCCTGGCCAACTTGGAGTGTTTTTAGCATATCCAGGTATTGGAAAATCTTGGTTAGCATTATACTTTGCAGTTCAAGCATGGAAGCAGGGGAAAAGCCCTCTAGTCATTAGTCTTGAAATGTCTGAGACAGAAGTTCGTAATCGTGTATTTACAATTATGGGTGAAGGTCGTTGGTCTCATAGAAAATTAAGTAATGGCGAAGTTGAGATGGACATGCTAAAAGAATGGCATGAAAAAAATCTTAAAGGCAAGCCAGAATTTCACATCATATCAAATGACCAGGGTGGGGAAATTAACCCCTCTGTTCTTCGTGGAAAGATTGATCAATACAAACCAGACTTTGTAATCGTTGACTACCTTCAGTTAATGGCTCCTAATCAGAAGTCAGATAATGAAACGGTACGAATGAAGAACCTTTCAAGAGAACTTAAACTAATGGCTATTGGTGAAGAAGTGCCAATTATTGCTATTTCTTCTGCTACACCAGATGATGTTAATGATCTATCTTCAGTCCCGACACTTGGTCAAACTGCATGGTCTAGACAGATTGCTTACGATGCAGACTGGGTGCTTGCTCTTGGCCGTGGGACTAATAGCGATATCATTGAATGCGCCTTTAGAAAAAACCGTAATGGGTTTATGGGAGATTTCCTAGTTCAATGTGATTTTGACAAGGGATACTATCGATATAAAGATTTTGAAGATAAGTAGTTATAATATGATATGTCAGAAAACATGGAGTCTTTACCACCTACGTTCTATCATCATAAACCTATAAAAAAGTTTTATCTTGATGGAGTAATTCATGACGACTCTATGATTGGTAGACTTAAAATAGAATATGTAAGATTATTAGTCTCAGAAATGAAACTAAGCGGGTATGTGCCAAGGCTTGACCTTGACCCAGACTTCACTATACGATATAATGATAAAAAGAACTTTTACGAATTTGAATTATCAATACAGGCAGTTTACGCAGGGAAAAGGAAAAGCGAATGGATAGCAGGAATAGACGGAACGAATCCAATCTTTATACCGCAGACCAAGTTAAAAGAGTCCTTACAGGATCGGGTATAGATATTGAGTCTGATTTATCAGATAACTATATAGTCTTTTGTCCATTTCACAACAACCACAGAACCCCAGCAGGAGAAGTACATAAATCAAACGGTTTATTCTTTTGTTTTTCTTGTCAGAAAACAGCAGACCTTCTTGAACTAATAATGCATACTTCTGGAAGAACCTATTTTGAATCAGCAAGATATATCAAATCAAAAGAAAAATTAAGTAATCTTGTTGATGACATAAATAAAAGCCTAATAGTTGAAGAAGAGTTTAAACAATTTGACATAGATATATTAAAAAGACTTTATAACAATTTAGTTTTATTAGATAGACCAAAAAATTATTTTAAATCAAGACACATAGAGATGCAGTCCTGGGCAAAGTTTTCACTTGGCTATTCTGATAAGCAAGATATGGTTACCGTTCCAGTCCATAGCCCAGATGGGATTCCAATTGGATTTGTTGGCAGATCTATTGAAGGAAAAGATTTTAAGAATACTCCAGGACTTCCAAAAAGTAAAACATTATTTAACTTGCATAGAGTAAAAAAGTCTGATAGAGTATATGTAGTGGAGTCATCATTTGATGCAATAAGGCTTGACCAAGTAGGTCTTCCAGCCGTTGCAACCTTGGGTGCAAACGTATCAAACATACAAACAGAATTGCTTCAAAAGTATTTCAATAACATTATTGTTATTGCCGATAACGATGAGGCGGGAGGAAACATGAAAGATAGGATAGTTGAAAAACTTTCTACTCGTGTTTCTGTTATTAAACTAAACAATCAGTATAAGGATATTGGAGATATGCCAGACGAAGAACTTAAGAATTTAGAGTTCCAGTTTGACAAATCAATATCTCTTATGCTAAACTAATATAACAAACAAAGGAGAAATATATGAGCGTAGTAAAGGGACTCAAGAACATTAATGCCCTGCTCGACAAGCCAAAGTATGAAAACGACGGGCCAAAGTTAAAATGGCTAAAACTCGCTGACGGACAATCAGTTAAGATTCGATTTATCGAAGAACTTGATGAAGACTCAGCAAACTATAATGAAGGTCGTGGACTAGCACTTGTTGTTAAAGAACACGTAAATCCAAAGGACTACAAGCGTAAGGCTGTAGACACATTGGAATCTGAAGGCCGTGACTGGGCAGAAGAAATGCATCGTAAAGATCCAAAGGCAGGTTGGCGTGGACGCCTTCGTTTCTATTGCAACGTATTAGTTGATGATGGAATTGAAGCACCATATGTTGCAATCTGGTCAATGGGTATCAGCAAGCAGTCATCATTCAACACAATTCGTGAGTATGCTCTTGAAACAGGAAGCATCTCAAACGTACTCTGGAAGTTAAAGCGTAATGGTCAGGGAACTGAAACTAATTACACACTTATTCCAGCAGCACCAGATAAGGAACCATTTGCATGGGGAACAGTTGAACCTTATCCTCTTGAGTCAGCACTTAAGAAGATTCCTTATGCAGAGCAAGAAGCATACTATTTGGGCTTTGATGGTCCATCTGTAACTTCATCTACCAACGCAGATTGGTAATATGAATTACGTAGGCTTACATGTCCATACCCATTTTAGTTTATTTGATGGGATTGCTACTCCAGAAGAATACGTGAACCGTGCAGTTGAGTTAGGGATGCCAGCAATTGCCATCACTGACCACGGTACTTTATCTGGGCATAGGGAACTGCACCGTATTGCAAAAGCAAATGGCATTAAGCCAATTCTAGGTCTAGAAGGATACATGTGTGCAGACATATCTGATACAAGAGATAAGTCTGAAAGAGAAGGTCAGCAAGATCTTGTCTACAACCACATTATCCTTCTAGCCAAGAATCAAATTGGTTTAGAAAACCTTAACAAGATTAGTGAACTATCTTGGACAGATGGTTTCTTTAAAAAGCCAAGATTTGATTTTACTATTTTGGAAAAATATAAAGAAGGAATTATTGTTACTTCTGCTTGTCCAAGTAGTGTGCTTGTAAAAGCATTAGAAGAAGAAGAGTTTGCTCTTGCCAAGAAGTATATATCTTGGTTCAAGGAACGCTTTAAAGATGACTACTATATTGAAGTCATGCCTCACAATGATGCACAGATTAACAAATATTTAATTGAACTTGCAGATGAGTTTGGAATCAAGGTTGTTGTAACACCAGACTGCCACCATGTTGATCCATCACAAAAAGAAGTGCAAGAGTTTAAATTGCTTATGAACACTCACGGCAAGTTTGTAAAAGATGCAACCTATGAGAAGTCAAAGAAAAAAGGCAACATGATGGAACGCCTTGACTATCTTTATGGCGAAGACCGTCAGATAACATTTAATAAGTTTGATATTCATCTGCTCTCATATGAAGAGATTAAAGCAGCCATGGAATTGCAGGGTATTGATAGACCTGACATATACTCAAACACAATCCTATTAGCAGAGACAGTAGGAGACTATGGAATTCAAGAAGGATTAGACTTGCTACCAGTACAGTACAAGGGTCCTGATAAAGAACTTGCAAAGGCTGCATTAGAAGGTTTGGTAGAAAGAGGTTTGTCAGAAAACCAAGAGTATCTTGACAGACTTGAAGAAGAGTTAAAGATTATTAAGGATAAAAAGTTTGCTCCATATTTCCTTGTTGTAAGTAACATGATCAACTGGGCAAAGAAGGAAGAGATTATGGTTGGCCCAGGTCGTGGTTCTTCTGCTGGTTCTCTTGTCTGTTATGCATTAAAGATTACAGACATTGATCCTATTGAGCACAATCTTTTGTTTTTCCGTTTTATTAATCCAGAACGTAATGACTTCCCAGATATTGATACAGATATTCAGGATACTCGTCGTGAAGAAGTTAAAGACTATCTTGTTAGACAGTATCGACATGTTGCATCTATTGCTACCTTCCTTGAGTTTACTGGCAAGGGAATTGTTAGAGATGTTTCACGAGTATTAAATATTCCTTTATCAGATGTTAATAAGGTTTTAAAAACTGTAGACTCCTGGGATGATTTCTGCACATCAAAATCAACATATGAATTTCGTCAAAAGTATCCAGAAGTAGAAGTCTATGGAGAACAACTTCGTGGTCGCATTCGTGGTACAGGTATTCACGCAGCAGGCGTAGTAACAAGCAAAGAGCCAATCTTTAGATACGCACCACTTGAAACAAGATCGTCTACTGGTTCTGATGAAAGAATTCCTGTAGTTGGTGTTGATATGGAAGAGGCTGAAAGAATTGGTTTAATTAAAATTGATGCTTTAGGTCTTAAAACTTTGTCTGTTCTTAAAAATACAATTGACATAATTAAAGAGCGAGATGGAAAAAAGATTGACCTTCTTAAGATTAAGATGGACGATGCAAATGTTTATCAGATGCTTTCTGATGGATACACAAAAGGAGTCTTCCAATGTGAAGCAGCACCATACACAAACCTTCTTGTTAAGATGGGAGTTAAGAACCTAAATGAACTAGCAGCGTCTAATGCTCTTGTTCGTCCAGGTGCAATGAATACTATTGGAAAAGACTATGTTGATCGTAAGCATGGTCGTCAAAATATATCTTATACACACCAAGTATTAAAAGAATTTACGGAGGACACTTATGGTTGTATTCTTTACCAAGAACAAGTTATGCAAGCATGCGTACACCTTGGCGGTATGTCCATGTCGGAAGCAGATAAAGTTAGAAAGATCATTGGAAAGAAAAAAGATGCTAAAGAATTTGATCAGTTTAAAGAGAAGTTCGTAG